TTCATATTACCAACTTGCCTAATAAGTTGAATACCACCGAGAGATACGGGATTTTCAATTTTCTTTGGTAATTCTACTGAACGAATTTTCTCCTCTAACTGCTCTGGTTCAAGAACTAGTTCCTCTTTTTTTTCAACTTCCCAAGGTGGTGATTCTACTGGAAGTTCCGGTTCTACTACTAATTTTGTTACTACGCCTTCGACTTTTAAATGACCTACTAGCCGTTCAAATTCTTGGTCTTTATTTAAATTTAACTCATTTATTACTTTTTTACGTGTCATAAATTATTCCTCCGAATATATTTTTATATAGATATTATACCATATTTTCCTATAAATGTCAAGCAAAATGTTCTACAATTTTCAACAAGTCATCGGGTGAAACAATGCTATACTTATAAGTCCACCAATCATATTTCCCCTCCTCGTCCATGAATACGCCATCTTGAAAAGTTCTGCGTGGTTCCTTTTTAAAATATACTAGACTGCCGTCACTCCGTTTTGTAAAATCAAGTTTTATGATTTCATTACCACCAAATGGATTATCCTCATAAACACTTTTTCTTATTTTCAATGAATTTACTGTGCCTGTTGCCAAGCAATAGGTTTCAACCCTTGGAGCATATTTAGTATCAACTGAGGTGATATATAAATAATTTTTTGGAATATTATATTGTGCTTGAATGGCTCCTAGCACTTCTAAATCCATAGAAAGTTGGGTAACTAAATCAAAATGCTCGTCAGGAAGGCTATTCCAATACTCTTTCAAACCAGCCAATCTTTTTTCCTTAGTCGCATCTTTATGAGTACGGATATATCTATTCTTACCTTCAATAAATTCTTTGTGAAACTGGTAGAGTTTTTTATTGCCACCAAATTTTTCAAAAAATTGTATCATAATTAAGTTTTCAAAATAAGAGTACAACATAGAATGTTCTTCGGCATAAATAAGCAGTTCCATAAAATCAGTGAATTCCTGTTGTGCTAGCGCCCACATATCCTCTCCAACTTTTTTACCAAGACCTTTGAGACTTTGAAGGCTAGATGTTATTTCCCACTTATCTTTATCTGCAACAATTTTTCGATTGTCCTGCCCAAAACGATATGGTGGAAATTTAATTTTATAAGCGCGCTTTGCTTCATCTTTGGCAAGTGCCAATCTTTCCTTATCTCCATCATGTTCACATTGGTTTAGTAATACTTCATAAAATGCCAGAGGATATGTGGATTTCAAATAAGCACCATAAAGACCATCACCAGCAACTGAGAACGAATGCGATGCGTTAAAACTATAGGCGGAACTATCCTCAATAACCTGCCACGTATCGGCGCTGATTTGTTCAGCTTTATCTTTTGGCAAATCTTCATCTTTTGAAAGGCGTTTTGTCATACCTTTCATAAATATGTCTTTATATTTGAATACTTTTTCTGCTCTTTTTTTAGCAATATTTTTTACAACTTCATACGTTTCTGATATAGGAATACCAGCATAACGCATGACCGCCATAGCATTTTCTTGATATAGCATGTATGAATACGGAAACTGTTCAGTTTGTATTTGTTTATCTAAGGTAGGAACACCATAGTTAAAAGGTTCTCTATTCTCAAATCGATGATAGTATGATTTGAATCCAGGACGAATGGCTGCGACAAAAGCTGATAGTTCGGATATATTTTGGGGTGCATACTTAGCAACACGTCCGCTAGTAGAACCTTGTTCTAATTGATTAATACCAACAGTCCAAGCATTTTTATAAACTTCCCACACCTTATCATTATTTTCACTCAATTTGATAAGTTCAGGTAGTGTATGTGGTTTTATCCCTATTTTTTCGTATACTTGATAAATCAATTCTACAACAGATACTTTCAGTAAATCATTTTTTAGAAAATGATATGCTTCTGCCCATAGTCCATCCATGAGCGTGCATAAATTATCTTTTAATCTAATAAGACCAATTTCCTCTACAATATTATTGCTATAGAGAAGATAACCACATGGGGCAACCTTTGCATCACTAATAGTACCTTGATATTTTATACTTGCTTTATACATATTAGCATATTTTTTGTTGATGTAATCCATAACATCAATATCTTGTCTATCTTCTTCATTTTCTGCGTGCTTTATTGCCATTTCATATTTTTCGATATCGTCAGAAACAGCATTTGCAGTTGGGAAATCAAGTCCTTGTGAACGTGCGTAAATTTTCCAGGCTGCCTTTGGCTTTGCAGTACCATATGCAATCATTGGGAATGAATTATTTTCACCCAAGATTTCTTTCTGTGCTTGATAAAAGACTTCTGGATTACCTAAATTCAAATCAATATCTGGCAGAGTACCAGCATCAAGAATACGTTCTTTGGTAATAAACCGCTCTGGAAACAACTTTACTTCTGCTGAGATACGGTCAATTGTAGTAAACCCTAAGAGCTTTGAGACATAAAAGCTAGGAGCAGAACCCCTAGATGTTAGGGTAATGTGTCCACCCATCTCAACACCACGTTTCACAATCGCATAGTCAAGTAGAAAATAGTCCGCCATATGAGTTTCAACAATGGTATCAACTTCTTTGGCTATTTCTTTTTCATATAGTTTCCACTTGTCTTTTGGTACATTATTCTTTTCTAATTCCCACTGTGATTCAATCAACTCTGTGAAAATTATATCTTTTTCTTCCTGGGTTTTGTTGGAATAAATGGTTGGTAATTTAACATTACTACTAAAAATTGGGCTTGTATATTCTTCTACTTGCTCAAAAGTTAATGTATTGGATAGTGCTTCTTCAATCTGTGCCGTAGTCAATATACCCTGTTTTATAAATCGCCTGTATACTTCTTCATAACTAGGAAAATCCATAAACCAGTTGTTTTCGTCTTCGTATTTTATTCCACGAGACAATAGAAAATCATCCCTATCTTTTGCCTGATTAGGATAAATATAATGACTATCCATACCAGCAATAATAGGGATGTTGTACTGATTGCTTAAATTTATAATGAGTTTATTAAGTTCTGCCTGTTCCTTAACATGATGTGGCTGAACTTCGAGAAAGAAATTATTGCCAAAGTGTTCTTGGCATTTTAGAATAATGTCTTGATATTTATCTAGTTTCCATATACCCGCAAGGCAAGCAGTGGTAACCCAAACATCGTCTTTTGGTAAAGAGAACAGTAATCCTAAATCAATTCGAGCCTTGTAATAAAAGCCATCAATATTTGCTTGTGAAATAATCTTATTTATAGCCTTGCGCCCATTTTCATTCTTTGCTAAAAGAACAATATGCGCATTAGTTGCATCTTTTTTACCAGTTTCATCAATAGAAAGCCTATCTGTGACTATATAGGCTTCTAATCCAAACAAAAACTTCAAATTGTTAGCTTTTGCCAAATCATAATATTCGATGTATCGCAATGAACTCCCGTGCTCTACCCCTGATAAAACTGTTTGACCAAGTTCTAGTACACGACGACAATAGTCCAGAGGTGTTACCGCCGAATCGGGTGTAATCACATTGGAATACATTGAGTGCTTATGATAGTTTACAAAGTTATTCATGTTTAAATTCTCCAAAGTATTGTTCTTCTGCTTGCTTTCTTGCCGTGATTGCTTCATCCTTAGTATCGAAACCACCAAGAAAATAACGGTGAAATGAACACGTAATGTGAGCACGCCACCTGTTATTCCTTTTATCCAAACCTACCCCAGAAACTCCAGAAATATTGTTAGTAGATACCTTATGATTAAAGGCATTTTGTTGGCTAGTGGCAAATCTAAGGTTGATTTTTCTATTATCCATAGTATTACCATTAATATGGTCTACAACTTGTCCGTATTGTGCGTTCATAACAACTCTATGAAAAAGTTCCCACTTGCCATTGTGCTTTATTTGTAGATATTTATCATCACGATGGTATCTGTTTATATATGTCTTAGAATCTTTATATATATCAAAATCATCCCTATCAAGAATAACTGTTACTCCAGAAAGGGTAAATGTAATCGTGGCGTAATCATCTTTTATTTCCCAATATCCTACTCCGTCTTGCGAGTGACCACAAGATGTAGAAGTGCCAGCAATAAGGCAATATTTAGGAACATTACATATTTTACCGCAATCGCAACGGCATCGCACACAACTATGCACACCAATTATTCCTATATCCTCTATGACAACCCACTTACCAAATCTGACACCTATCGGGACGTTAATAACTTTTCTACTCATTACATTCCTTTTCTAAGTATTATTATACCACTTGTTTCATGTAGCGACAAGAGTTCCTAACGCCACATATGTAATAACAAAAGAACTCGTTTGCTTTAGTATTAGATGGTGTCCATTCCTCTTCTTGCTTGATAATATCAATCTTTTCCTCAAAAGCCATAATACTTTCGGTAATTGCCATCGAGTTGCATGACTCTTGGTAAATATAATCGTCTCTAATGAACCAAATTCGAACCTCATCTACCATTATGCCTTCATCAAGCCAAAGTGCGTGGCAATATAAATATAACTGTGCAAGATAATCAGATATTTGTTGAGCCTTTTTTGCTTTGACAGTTTTCAATTTAGCAGTTTTATAATCAAATAATATAATCTTGCCAGTCTTTTTTTCTTTCAAAATCAAATCTGGTCTAGCCGTTACTTTCAAATCAGTAAGAGTAAAATCTATAGTCGATTCAATTGCTAACACTTCATAATCTTCTCTTGGAAATGCAAAATCTTCAAAGAATGCCAAGCCAGCAAGATAATATGATTGGGCTAGATTTACGTATGCGTTGGGTGGATATGGCAGGTTGACTATTTGTTCATATTGTTTCTTATAATAGTCAGGCAAATCCCACATATCTAATTCCTCAGAAAAATATTTTTCTAAAACACTATGAACGAGTGTACCGAATTGGGCAAAAGCATTATTTTCTTTATCTACTACATCTATATAACCCAATTTAAACCCATACTTACATTGGTTGAAGCTATTTACAGAGCTAAAGCTATATTTGATATTTTCTAATATAAAATCATATTCGCCCATGTCATCACTCCAAAAAGAACTCGCCCTCTTGTGAGGGTTTTGACTTTGGAATATAAGCCTTAGTGTTTTTATTCCACTTGTATCGCTTATATTTTTCGCTTTCAATGGAATAAAACCGATAATCGGGGTAATTAAAGTTGAGCATAGCCTTACCAAGCCTTCCACTATACCTATTTTTTAAAACATCCACTGACACATCATGTTCAATTGGTTCATATCCCTTTTTATACCCTCCTCTGTTATCAGATATGCCCTCTTTTTCTTTCTCTGATACTCTACGAACAGAAAGAACATATTGAGCCATGTTGGTAAGATTACCTGACCCACCAACATCATCAGTAATAAGTTCGGTTTGATTTACGCTAATTTTTCTTGGGTGAATAACTAGTGCTATTAGAATGCCATAGGTTTGAGCAATCCTAATCAGTCCAGCCATAAACTCCTTTTGTTTTTGAAGAACACTTGAAGTATCATCTGCGCCCTCAAGGTCTAGCATCATCAAATTATCTAAAATCCAGATTTTAGCACCGTACTTGCGTGTTACATTAATGCCAGTGTCCAATACATCAGTAGCTAGAATAGTATTATTATCATAAACCCAAACCCTATTATTGTACCAATCCGAAATTTGTTTTCTAGCATTAGTATCAATAGTTCTTGTAGCCTGATTATCAGAACTAATTACATACTCTTCACCCGCTAAGTTTAAGTCTATCCAACTTCTNANTACTTTAGCATCGAGTTCACCGGAATAATAAAAAATATCATAACCTTGATTGAGTGCTTCACTAACAAATATTTGATTAGAAAATGAACTCTTACCGCTTCCTGATTTTCCAGTCAGTACTACCACACTACCCATTAAAAATTTATAAATTATGTCGTCTACAGTTTTAAGGTGTGTAAAAAGTCCATCGGCTAATGCAATATTAAAATCTCCAACACCTGCAAGATTGCTAACGCCAGCTACCGGTATTTCCTGAGCGCTTTCAATCAGAGTCATTACCTTGTCTTTGCCAAAATAATATAAAACTTCATTGGCATCTTTTACTGGAATCCCTTTACCATCGGCATCTGTTAAAGTTGGAGGTAGGTCGATAATAAGTGTACGCCACGTACCAAGCCTATTGGCAACATCTTTTCTTGATTTAATTCCTGGTGCATCATTATCGAACCAAAGGATTATTTTGTCAAATTGTTCTAACCAATCCCAACATTCCTCTAAAAATCCCTTATTCTCAGTGCCTCCTGGAATTGATACAACATTTGAATAACCGGCTTCGAATACTGACATAGTGTCGGTCTGGCCTTCAGTAAGAAGTAGTGGTTTAGTTGGGTCAATCTTATTCATACCAAATAATATAGGCTTATTGTCATATTTAGGCAAATACCATTCTTTGGCTTCTCCGTGCTCAACTTTTCTCGCGGGTCTTTGTTTAACAGTAGTTAGGACATCGTTCTCATCATAGAAATTCCAGGCTACCGTACCACTAAGTTGCTTTACATCAAAATAATCAAGTGTCTTTATGCTAATTTTACGTTTTGCAAAGTACGTATCAACAAGGTCTCGATTATCATCTGGCGTATATTCTGGGTATTTATAATCTCTTGCTTTTACACCCTTCTGTCCAAATTTGTATTCAATGCCAACTTGNTCAAATAACTTTTGAATTGCGCCAAGGTATGTNAGATTGTTGAATGCCATATAGTGGTCAATAATCCCATAAACCTTACCACATCCAAAACATTTAAACGCATTATCTTTAGGGTTCCAAATAAAACTTGGTGTATCTTCGTGATGCCATTGACAAACGCTTTTTAAATTTTTTTCATCAAATTGTTCTAATTGCAAATCTTTTGCAATAACATAGGCTGCTTTATCTCCAAGNTTATTTTTTGCTTCTATGATTAATTCTCGNGGAATAATCATTNACACCTCTTTCATAGAATGGGTNAGGTGGGGCTATAAAACCCCACCTTATCCGAATAAACTTGAATTAGAATGGCAGTTCGTCCTTTGAAACGTCGCCAGATTTTACCGTTGGGGGTGTGTCCATCCTAGGTTTACCTTTTGGGGTCACATCCGCACCTTCTATTGGTGCAATCTGGAAAACCTTGATGGTCGGGGATTGTGGAAAAACCTTTTTCCCCTCTTTATTTATGTATGGTTCGACATCTACAGTACCAGAAATCATAACTCTTGCACCATTTTCAATATCGCTAAGTGCTTCATGAGCATCTCCAAAAAAGCGTGCAAAATTCCAATTTGAATTTAGCCATTCACCACTTTGCTTATCTTTACGTGATGTGGTCATACGTACTATGGAATACTTACCCTTATTGTCTACTTCCCAAATTGTTGCGTAATTCTCTTTGAAATAAATCATTCTGCTTGCTCCTTATTTATGGTTTCTGCTTCTGCCAATTCTTTTGCTTTCTTTTCTGCCACCATTGTTTCTAATCGAACTTTTAGTGCTTCGGCAGTGGCTAATAATTTAATACGATTAGGATTTCCTTTTTCACTTTCGTATTCATATAAAACTGTCATCAAATCTTTGTTCTTTTGCCCACCAAGAGCCTTACAATATTCCACAAGAATTGGCTGAAGTTTTTCCAACTTCTCATTATCTTGTTCCTGCTGAATAGAAGTTGTAGCTTCTTCATATCGCTTTGGGGTAATGTGGTCAACCTTACCAGTATTTGCCCAAGCAATAATTTTCTCGCCATCTTTTTCTGAGATAATCATTGCACCTTCATCTTCAAACAGGTGCGTATTATCTTTTTGTGAAACAGCAAGATTGCCAATTTGTTCAATCAAGAACGAAGCCGTAAATTCGTATTCAAATCCTTCACGTTGCTTGCCACCGACACCAAGTTTACTAACCGTGGTCTTTCCACCACTTTCCTGTGACATAACATACTGGTCTTTGCCACGCATGGTTGCGACAATGTGAATAGGGGAATCTCCAATACCCATAATAAATCTATCGTGTCTAGGAGTAACCTTAGACCATGCCTGATATGTTCCACCAGCGAGTTGTTGTAATTCCAAACATCCGCCTTTACCTTCCCATTCTGGTGAAGTACTATCTATAATTAGTATTGGATAGTCTGCGTTTACTGCTGCATCAATACATTGAATATATCGTTCTGGATTATAAGGGGCTTCCAAATCCAAAATATCATATTTAAACTCGTCCGCATAATAACGTCCGCGAGCACCTTCGCTATTGATAAATGCTATACGTCCATTCTGTTCAAGCCCAAGGCTTTTTAATTTTTTCAACATACCAGTAGCCATGCGCAAAGCAGAATATGTTTTGCCACTGCCACTAGCTCCCATAAGGGCAACTTTAGTCCAAATTTTTTCTCTTACTGCTGCATCAAATGTAAATTCCATATTATTCCTGTTCCTCTGCTTTATTCTTTATAAACTTTAAAATTTCCGACTTCCAGTCTGGAGTATCTACATTAAAATACATGCAATTATCTTTTAAACCAGTTTCTTCTGTTTTAGACAGGTGTATTATAATAATGTTTTTTGCCTCTTCTTCTGAAAGCCGTTTTGTAAGCTCAACGTCNAGGTTATGCAGAATTAGTAAATTNGTTTTCTCGTCCTTCATCAATTTGTAAATAAGTTCTTGGGTATAAGTCAGTTCGTAATCCCAATATTTATCNACAAGACTCTTAAAATCTTCNATGAATTCATAAAATTTTGTAGTACGCTTACCATTCCATCCAAGATATTGACGAGTTAAAAATGACANATAGTTTTTGCTATTGCCATTCCATACCCAAAAACCATTTACTTTTACTAACTCATTGAGTTGATTTTTACCTTCGCTATCTCCATAAAGAGCAATAATTAGTTTTCTTGTCATAGATTAACATATCCTTTTTAGTTTTATTATTGTATGAAAAAATTTATAATATTCCCTTATGCCTCCTTTATAGTAAATCGATTTTCACTAACAAGTTAATACGAATCCTTCAAATGAAAGACTCATTTTATAAATAACTTTTATATAGACTTTCAGACACATACTCCTTATTAGATGTTCCTATAGTCCTTCTAAAAGAGGAATTTCCTGAATATAAATAAACATGGGTTTTATAAACGTCCTCTGGAACTGCATGAGTCATATCGGAAGAAGTTGTTTTACCGTCAAATGACAAAAGATATTTTCCCCTTTGGATTCTTAACCAATTCCAAAGTAAGTCATAATCTATTGTACCATAGTACATTCCTTTTGTACCTGCATATGGTGGGTCTAAATATAACAAATCATTATCATTTGAAACTATTCCTTCATAAGATTTGGACTCAAAGATAACATTATTTTTATTTAATAGTTCATTCCAGTTCATAACTATGCTATTTAATGTTTCTGGAATAATACCATTTCTGGTTACATGAAAGGCGTTATTAAATTTACCATTTCTATTATATCTTGGCATCCCATTTACTGTTGTTCGCATAATAAACATAAAATCAACAGGAGATTTTTCTAAATTAAATCGTTCTCTAATAGCAGAATAAAATTTCTTTTTTTTTTCTATGTCAGAGTTTTTATTTAGTTCATTCCATAAATCACTATACCCAACAGTTACTATTTTAGGCGTCAATTGTATCATCTTCCATAAATCTATCAAATCATTATTTATATCTGACACCTTAAAATTATCTACTTTTTTATTAGATACCATGAGTTGATACAGGACTGAACCTCCACCCAAAAATGGTTCATAATAAGTTTCAATCTCATCAGGAAACATATCTACAATTTTCTCTGACTGACTTCTTTTACTTCCAGACCATTTTATTGCTGGTTTAATTTTCAAGTTTGTTTTCCCTTTGAATAAATCAATAGTTTTATTTAAACGCTTAAAACATTATACAACATTTTTGTCTATTTATCAAGTTGCTTGTACAACCTATAACTTATATCAGCCCTGTCGCCTTTTGTCATTTTGCACACTCATAACCACCTTTCTGAGTTTCAAATCTCTGAGACCAGCGACGTGTAGCACTTCTGCTCATTTTTTGCTTCGTTTTCTCGGATAAATGTTTGCCCTTGTTAACTTCGGATAGACGTTTACACGTTTCTTTGGTGTGGTGCTTACCTTTATGCGAATCAGACATTAGTTTGCGTGTTTCGTCAGACATAGGAGGTCTTGTTTTCCAAGCCTCCCGCATCTTGTGCTTTGCTTCTTCCGAAAGTTTGATTCCCAAGTTGCTTCCGGCTTTTTGACGAATATTATAGGAGGGCTTTAGCCCTTTAATTAGCACATCCTCGTAATAAAGTAGGTTTTCGATGTCGCAGTATAAAATAAATTTAAACTCAAAACTGTCAGCACCAAGATTGTTCCAATCACGCTGAAGGTCAGTATTGTGGTGACGATTTGTACCCAATGTATAACGATGATATCGCCAACGTCTACGAAAATTAACAGCGCTCCCGATGTAAAAATCGCCCGTAATAGTATTGGCAATCTTATATATCCCACTAAGATATTGCATTGTCGTCTTTCATTTTCTCCACATACACTGTGATACTTGATTTATTTGATTGATTATCGAGTACATACGTTTCGCCATCGCTGAATACACACATGCGCAATACACCTTGATTAAAAGAACCATCCTGGTGAACTGCATTATTGACTGACATAAAAACTTTGTTTGCATCGGCATCATCTGGAAATCTAACAATTATTTTTTTCATTCTTTAACTCCAATCAGTGTTATCAGCAGACAAAATAATAATGCCAACTAATATTAGTGCAACTGCCAATAATACAATTTCCATGTTATAACATCCTCATTTTCTTTTAACTTTTTTAGTAGGTTTACCAAACGTTTTAGATTTGGTATCGATATCTATTAAAGAAGTTTTAACGGCAGACATGCAATACCCAATATCAACGCCGACGGCGACGGCGTTTGGAATTATTAATTATTTGGTTGCCATTACTCCACAGAATAATGCCAACTATTAATAGTGCAACCGCTAATAGTACAATTTCCATTTTATAAAAGCTCCATTTTATTGCGAAACTTTGAAAAATCGTGGGCAACATTCAAGTAAGACTTTGTGAATATCCCAAACTCCTCACATATTTCAAAGGCAGCGTTTATCCCAAGCCAGCCATCGTGTACAAGGTTCATNAATATCCACACTCTAACCTCGTTATCGGTTAGACTAATGCNCCGTGCTACTTTGAGCCACTCCATGCCTTGTTCACAACTCATGTTATGATATTCGCGCATCTTATTTCCTTTTAACTTTTTTAGTTGGCTTGCCAAGTGTTTTAGATTTTTGCTTTTTTTCACTTGTTTGTAACTTACCAAACTCCACCTTATTTGCTTCTACAAATTCTAAAAAGCGTACATTATTGTCTTGTATGTATTTATCTACGCCATAATCATCTATCAGTTTATCACATTCTTTATGAACAAAGAGATTGACATATGGTCTGTCAAATGCAATTTGAGTTCCTGTATCAATCAGTATTTCTTTTTTACAATAAAAACAGTTCATATTTCCTCACGACTGATACACTCCCTCTTAAATATGACCTCGCTTGGATTTGCACCAAGGCTACCCGTTTAGGGGACGGGCGTGCTGTCTATTACACCACAAAGTCGTATAACTCTGCTTGGATTTGCACCAAGACTCCTAATTTAGAAGATTAGTGTGCTATTCTATTACACTACAGAATTGTAGCCGATGAGAGACTCGAACTCCCACTATCTTCCGTGTAAAAGAAGCGTTTTGACCAATTAGACTAATCGGCTATAGCAACCCGCAGTTGACTCGAACAACTATCGTCTGTTTTGAAGGCAGACATGTTACCATTTACACCAGCGAGTTATAGCAACCCGCAGTTGATTCGAACAACTACCTCCCGTTTTGGAGACGGGAATGCTACCATTAGCACCAGCGAGTTATAAAATAGGCTGACAGAGCGAGACTCGAACTTGCAATACCAACTTCAAAGGCTGGTGTGTTGCCGATTACACCATCTGTCAAGATTATTTAGTGCTTCGGAAAGGAGTCGAACCTTTAACCTGCGCCTTATAAGAGCGAAACTCTAACCATTGAGCTACCGAAGCATAGTAGCGGGCTTCGGTATTGCACCGAATACAATCAGCTTATGGGGCTAACATGTCGCTTTCCCATCTGCCCGCAGTGTGCCCATACAAGGTAGTGACTTCTCGACGATACGTATAGCTCATTGCTACCTTGTACGGTTAATAAATATTGTATCATACTTTTATGATTTTGTCAAATAGCAAAATTCAACCTATTTTTTATCTAACTTAGATTGGTATTTGGCAATGGCATCCGCAAATTTAGCAAAGGCATTCGCAGCATCACTTGATGACGCACTCTCTGGAAACACAAAAAAGGCACTTGATGGTAGAGGTGTTCCCATAATGTCATTAGTTTCAATAATTTTAATTTCAGGAATAAACTTCACATGAAATACAGCGCCACATTTGGAACAAAGAAATGGGGCATGACGATTTACATTTTCCATTACGGCTTGAGGGGCGTCTTTAAATTTATATACGTGTAATAAACACTCTCCGCTCTTACTTTGAGCCTCGTAAATTTCGCCACACTTCGGGCAAGGTAAAAGAATTGTGTCATAGCATCCCATTTTTCTCCTTTATATAAAACCACACTTTTATCTTTTAGTATCAATAGCGCATATGCACGTATTCGTCATTCTCATCATAAATGCATTCCACGTGTTTGTGATACCACTTACTCTTAGGACATGTTACTTTTGTGTAATATATTTTCTCTCCTGTTTCGCTGTTGTACGAAGCTAGGTATGATTTCTTAATAACCTTTGAACCGCAAATATAACAGTAATTCATCCTGTCTAAGTCGCTCGACTCTTTTACTACTTCAACATCAGTTTCATCCATTTTTCTCCTTTATATAAAACAACCCCTTTATTTTTTTGTCAAGGGACAAAATATATTCAATAGCCTTACAAGAAAATTACCGTCTCTTTTTAATGTCATAGAAGAAATTCTCGATTCGCACTTTTATCCGTCGAAAGAAATAGTTGTAAGGAAGAAGGCGAAGTTCGTATTTCAAATATCTCCACAGTGTCATGCCACGCAAGTTTATCTTGTTGACGCTCCAAACTGGATTGTCTCTCCAAGTTGGATAAGAAAGTTTCTCGTAGAAGTTGCGGTAGCCCATGCCAGAAATGTCCGTGTAGGGAACTGCGATGTAGTAAAGCGTTACATCGCCCTTGAGAATTCCAATGTGAGTTGTGTTTGGCGCGGTCTTTACGTGTTCAAAAAATGGTTCGGGACGGTATTTGCTAATGTATTCATCACCAAACCTAATGTCGTTAAGTGTAAGTATGCTTCCAGCCTCTTCGAGAAACTCTATTTCGATAAACTCACACGTATAGTTAGTCTCCGCTTTTCCGTGTAAATAAGAATCTAACGAACTTGTCAACACCCCCGTATGCATATTTTTTATTAAATTGGCAGGTATGCGAACCACATCACAGTTTTCGTAAACGATGTCAATGAAATCAAAGTCAATTTCTAAGTTCATATTTCCCTTTCATTTATTCCCCTTATTTGCATATTTATTCGGGGAGGTAGAGATTCTATCTCTGAGGAGTAGGGTAGCCGAGATTCGGACTCGGTTACGGGATTTTATGTCGGAAATGTTAGAGTGTAGATATTAGACTACCGCTCCTAACGCGCTCAAACTACCTATTCGATACACGTATCCTGTGCGACCACCTCTTATTGCGTTGATTCCTATCCATTTAAGTAACGTTTCAGATACAGATAGGGGCTTGTCAATTCAAGCTCAACTCGTAGCCAAGTCTTTTCCCGTTCAGTCGCGTAGCTGTTCCACCAGCTGCTACCCTAATGGAGCTTGAGGGTACTGCCCCCTCTTTTTCTCCTTGCAAGAGAGATGTAATTCCTTCTATACTAAAGCCCCGATGTTAAAGTACTAAGTTGTGTGCCCCTTATTCGCACATTTATTCGGGGCAATCTTGTACGGTTTTCCTTCGCAAGTNGCATTCCGGCAATCCCTACCAATGCTCCCTTCTCCTTCTCTTGCAAAGTACTTCATTGTGCCAAGATTTTCTTACTTACCCAAATCGCTATATTGGGTTTTGCTCTTTATTTTTCGCATTTATTCAGAGCAGTCTTGTCTCCACCGTAATGATTGTTTGCGCGTCAAGACTTAACACGTTCATGCTATTGGGGCAGTCAGGATTTGAACCTGATGCGCTTCTTGTGGTAAGGTTCTTTACTGCGTATATACTTCCACGGTTGGTTGTCGCGCCACCTGTTATGTTGTGTGTTCTCATCCACACCGCTGCCTCAATTTTGAACTCGCCCTTATTTCAGTTGCATAGCGAGTAGCAACTCACATTTTCCAGTGCATAGAACTCACCGGCTCGACCTTATTTTAGTTCCATATCGAGTAGGAACTCACATTGAAGAGAACTGTTCTCCAGCGAATCAGGCTGGGGGTAAAAATAAGTGATAGTCGGCAACAGTCTTTCCGTTTTCGTTCATAATATATATTTTGCCTGAACTAAAAGTTTCTACTGGAGCGTCTTTATACCACACAAACAAACTTGCTTGTTTTCCTATTATTGTTGGAAGATTATATCTAACACTTTCAACATCGGATTTTACAAACTCACTACCGTCTTCTTCAACTACTTTAATTGTAAACATGTTTCTTCTCCTGATTCTACTTCTTCTGATATGCTGGCACTTTCGTCTCCGGTGTATTATCGTGCCCGCCGGAAGGCATTTTCGCCTTCTCCACATGGGAGGGGCGTCCCCAGCCTACAGCCGACTGGTGGGCTTTTGGGAGTTCCTAAAGTGCGCATCGTTGAGAGGCGTAGGAACTTCACCGTTTGGCTGGCAATTACCTTTTAGGCTAGTCCAGTCAAGTAGCGGGTGATGAGGCTTGAACTCATAACTTTCTCTTTGGTAAAGAGATGTTCTACCAATTGAACTATACCCGCAATATAAATCATGCATTTTATTTTTACTCCCAGAGGCGCGGATGGAATTGAACCATCATTGGGACGCTTTCATTTTAGAATGTTTTCGTCCGTTATCTGAGCCACCAGCACGCCGTTCATAAAGCAAGGTAAGGATTTGCACCTATTAGACTGTTTGGTGGGCATCCCAACCAAAACCTACGCCTGTTACGCTCTTGCCTTGTGGAGCTGCTGGGAGTCGAACCCAGGTTCCTCGCATATTCGGAATGTAATTCCGATATTACAAGGCGTACCCGTCAGCCCCGTCAATCATTAAGTTCTCCGTCTAAACTAACACCTAGTCTGGCTAAAATTCTATTATTGTAATAATCAATTTCTTCGGGTGACTCTGGATATTCACCAAATAAGCGTGCTAAACTTTCATACTGAGACGCCAGCCAGCATACGTCACAGGCTTCTTCAATAATTCCTTCTTCACCAATTTTGTCACGAAGTTCCCTATGTTTTGGGTCGGGGTGTGTGTATGATACTCCATTTTCGATGCGCACAGTGCCGTGACCGCCGTTGCAAGAATTGTTGTTGCATTTCGGACACTCTAAATAGGCACACTCACAAGCTTTACACCAACCCCACCAGAATACCATCATATCCAATTTTTCTTTGGATATTTCTTTCCATAATCTTTTGTGCCAGTTAGGTATCTTCAATCTATTCTTTTCAGCATGTCTATTGCATCGGTAATAATTGACTTTAGCATGTGCTTTGTAACGGTAAAATCGAATATCCATTTTGGTCTATATCTCATAGCTTCGTGAAATTGTTTGTTATAAGTTTCCATGTCAAGTTCACCGTTCATATATCGTTCGACTACTGCTTCTGGCGACTCTTTTTTATTCAACTTACCAACTCTGCATCATTGACTAATGCTGTCAATGCCGCTATTACAAATTCTTTTGACATAGTTTCAGCGTGAATAAGGGTTTTATCGCACTTTGTGATTATCGTTATTTGCCCGTAGCCTTTGGCTATCTCGTTCCAATCCAACACAAAACCAATTCCGCCACCGTTCGTACAGGCAGATACTTGAGAAATCTCAGATGTTATCATAAGGCTCCTTTACAACTTCATTGTGCTAAGTTATCATTAATGCTAATTANTTACCATGAAAGTTTCATGTACTAATATAGTATACTACAAATTCACTGCCTTGTCAAGTACCAATTATTATCCTTTAATGCTAGCCAAAGGAGTTAATTCCACAATCGCCTTTACTAAGTCTTTTTGATTTTCCATTACAACATCTATCGGTTTATAAGCGCCTGGAGCTTCGTCTAGGTCTTGGATAGTTCGTAAACCATGAATAATTCCAGCCATTTTTTTTTGTTCTTCTTCTAGATTTAAAGTTCTTCCTGCTTCCTTTCTTCCCATGCGTCTTCCTGCACCATGTGAAGATGACTCAAAGCTATCAGCGTTTCCAAGCCCTTCGGTGATATAGCTTTTTGTTCCCATTGAGCCTGGAATAATACCCCGTAATCCTAATGTTGCTTTGGTTGCACCTTTTCTATGAACAAGGACGTTTTGTCCAAAGTGATGTTCCATAATCGCATAATTGTGATGAATATTTACCCTGTCTAGTTCTGAACAAACATTAGTAGCGGAAACAATACNCATTATTCTATCCATCATAAGAGCACGATTTGCAAAAGCGAAATCAAGACAATAATTCATCGCTGTTAAGTATTCTTGCCCTTCTATTGTGTCCAAAGGTAAAAATGCAAGGTCTTTATCTGGAATATTAGATACCCATTGTTCACAAAGTGTCTGTGCTTTTTTATGGTATTCAGTGGCAGTTTTTAATCCAAAATTACGACTTCCAGAATGTAGCATTACCCAAATATGACCGTCGTTTCCTTTTTGAATTTCAATAAAATGATTTCCTCCGCCAAGTGTTCCCAATTGGCTTCTTGCAGAAGTTAATTCTTTTTGAATAATTGCAATATCAGGNGCATTGTCAAAACCAGCCCATCCTTGNTTTTCTTTTTGGTGNGAAAAACCCACTGGAACTACTTTACGAATTTCTCCCATAATAGTTTTAATGGATTCGGTATCTATATCCGTAAGAGATGTTTTAACGGCNGACATCCCGCACCCGATATCAACTCCGACTGCGTTTGGGATTATTACTTCTTTGGTTGCCATGACTCCGCCAATGGGCATACCATANCCCTGATGACTGTCTGGCATGATGGCAATCCATTTGACTGCGAATGGATGGTTAGCTAAATTCTTAGCTTGAGCCAATGCCCCGTCTTCAATATCATCGAGCCACAATTTAATCGGAAGTTTTTCAGTATCAATAACTCTCATTTTTAACTCCTATTTGCTATTGTTAATTATTATTATTTTACTACAACTTCCATCCTTTGTCAAGAGAGAGTTTTATGTTATTCCATTTGGGTTCTCTTCGACTCTGCCCTTTCCGTGACATACCCAGCATTCGACAGCTTTAGGATATGGCTCATACCACTTTGTTACGTCTACCATGCCACTACCATTACAGTTACGACACTGATAACCGAATATCTTCCTAAACAGGTTTATAATTTTCATTCGTCCTCCCCGATAATCTTGTTCGCGAGTGCGAAGCAAAACCCTGTCCCTAAAATTGCCCCAGCATAGTTGACAGCTTGCACTATGCCGATATTTACTCCGGTAAGCTGAATACACCTTCCCGCTAATATTGCAAACAAGATAACAAAGATTCTATCTAACGTTTTCATTTCTCACCTCCTTCTGGTGGAACAAAACAACCACACCTGTAACAAAATCGCAATATCACTCCATAATCCATACGTAACCAACCCCACATGTGTTCACAATATTTACACATTTTTCTTACCGCCTAGCGCAGCCAGCGCGACTTCTGCCTTTTCAATGTGCGTCAATGCTGCATCAGCACCTTTCTGTGTTCCTAGTCTGTAGCAGACCATCAATGCTCGGCGCCCATCGGAGATTTGCTGTGTCCATTTCAGTCGCTTCTCTGACACTATCAACCGCACCTGAGTGTCGGCAAGGTCACGACTGAGACGTTCTATTTCAGCAAGCGCCACTAATGCTGCATCGGCAACTTGCGAGTCCCAACTGCCGTAAGCGTCTGGGTTGCTACCTTGCCACTCTTTGTAGGAAAGGCATTGTTCTTTCAATTCGTCTAGGTTCATTCCACACTCTACTTTGCTTGAACGTAAATAAGATAAGGCGACCCAGAGTTATACAGGTCTAATTTAGCTTTCACACTATACTCGTTCATTGCTAAAATCTCACACATTCTCCTTGCATCTTTTTCGTCTTGAATTTCAAAGACAATAGTTTGTTGCAATTCCTCACTCACTTCACACTCTCCTTCTCATAATCCATAGATGATTGTTTTATAGAACAAGTACCGTCACGATGAACTATCAATACGACATAGGGTAAGTTGTCTTTCTTTGCTGAGTACACCAACATACCAACACTGTTATAGTCTATGTAAGACGGGTCGTCTGCCTTTTCTGCCATCGAATAACGGTGATCTCGAAACGCTCCACCTATTGAATTGGCGTGCCAAATTATTACTTCATGGGGAAATAATTTGTACCTTTCCGAAAACTCAAATCGTTTCTTATTCATTTATCGCTCTCCTTTGCTTTGGTCGCTTCCCATTCAGTTACAAGGGCATTAGCAATTTCAATAATCTTGACCATTCTACGGGAATTCCATTGTGAATCTGTCATGTATGTCACGGGGTGTAGTGGCTCTGGTATCACCCCCGCTTGTGCTAGTTCTCGAAGTTTACCGAGTCCCTCCACCAGTTTCTCAATCAGTACATCACGAGAGGCAAGTTGTTGTGCAGTTACTTTCTTGTCTTCATTCAACACACAAAAGTCTTTTATGTCGAATGGAGAACTCTGTTTTTTGTATAGATACAATGCGCCATTTCCGTAATCTTTAGTGCCATATCCTTTTCCTCGGAGAATATAATGGTTATCACACTCCGTTGCTTCAAATTCAATTCCACTTGGAACACCAGTCCAAAAACCAAAATCTTGCCCATAAGTAAATTTATTATCTTTAGGAAATTTAACTCGCATATTATTCCTCACCGCCTTCTATTGCTTTACTTTCACCAACAAGTTTACCCCACCTACGCATATAGTTACCAAACCCCAACAGGTACTTAAGCACACTTGCCATTTCCCACCCAAGTTTAATCATTTTTTTGATAAGAACGTTACGTTCAGCAAGTTTGGCTTCAAGGGAAATATTCAATAAAAGTAGGTTTTGAATATTATCAGTCATTTTAAAAACTTCATTAGCTATTTTCGGTATCTCGAATTCAAATCTCGATGGGTTTCCTACATGTAAATAAATGGCTTTTCCACAACATGGACAAAGTTGTTCTGTATTGGTACTCATTTAGTCTCCTTTTTCACATGGTGGCAACAAATTTGTAACCATCCGAGTTGTAAATCCCATTTTATAACATTCCACATATATCGGTCAAAGAAAACCAAGAAAAATCTAAATGGCTCATTAAAGCGCCAAGTAAAATCTAATTTGCCTTTCATTTCATTTCCTTCCATATGTTTGCAAGGTTTCTCCAATCAAAATACACGTCCATATCATCCCGTGTATCAATACTTGCAAGAATGGCTAACTTATCTCCCACCTTTACCAGTTGTTCGATAAACGCATCGCGTTTAGCAAGCTTGGTAAGTAGGGCATCTTTCGGGAATCTTAAAATTCGTGCCCCACAAGCTCCACACATATCAAAAACCTCGCCATCACGAGCCTCGTCTACCCCTTGCTCGTGTCCACACATTTGGCATTTCATTTCGTCTCCTTGTTTTGTTTTAGACTAAAACCGTCGCAAGATACCAACCATATGGGGTCGAAATTAAATGGCCACATAAACCATCCGCTTCTAACGCCATGAGGAACTCCACTTACTTTTGATTTACGATTAGAACATTCGCTATGAGCATCCCCTAGAACGTCTTGTCTGTGAGTGCATTCGTAACAATTAGGTTTTTCGTTCATTTTGTCTCCATGTCGTTTACTACGTTATCGGGATTTTCTATCTGTATTCTATACCATTCTGGAAAACCCTTTGTTATACCTCGTGATATTTTTTGCCAGGCGAAAGTGAAAAATCGTTCCATGATTTCGTCTTTGCATTCTTTTAGAACATCCTGATTTACCTCTTTTAGAAGCGCCGGAATGTCCTGCATTTCACCTTGAAGTTCTCCAGAATCACGCAAATGTTGAACAGCCTTTTGCCAACGAGACTCGGTTCGATATGCCTCTGTCAATTCTTGGACAATATCAGTGGTAGTTGGATTAATCTTTTTCCAGTTAACGGCGTTTATTTCCTGAAAGTCAGAACGTACAATTTTTGCCATTGCAACTTTCTTTTCAGCGGTGAATACACTGTAATTCTTGATAACAACTCCCTCAATTTTTGTACCACCGAGAATTGAATCATGTGCTAACCAATCTGGTTGCATTGTATCAATAGTAGTTTTTGCAAACACTCCCTCAACAAAGCATGGCACTACTTCTAACCCAATCCGTTCCGCTTCTTTTTGAACATCGGCATAAGGTAAGTAACTTTCCAAGCCGTCACAAATGTCGAATAGGATAATGTTATTTTTTGGAACACGCCAGTAAACGAGTGTGTTGTGCTTGGGTTTTCTTAGATATTCACCTCGATACGTCCAATTAGGGTGAAGTTGTAAACGATTATTGTTTGCCCATTCGGCTGCAAGATTGAACATTCCTTCTGGCTTATCAACGTTTATTTCGGCATTTTTTGAACGCATACTGAGAACCAAATCATCATCAACGCCAAACGAAATTTGAGAACCGTCAACCTTTTCTTGAATAATGACGTGACCATTTAGAACATCGGCAACCATCTTGTGTCCTAAAGCGCAAACGTCGGGATACCCGTGTAAATGCATATTAACTTCTTATCTCCATTTTTGTATCGTGTTCAACTTGTTCGACATTGATAATTTCTGCAACATCATCATTTATTAGCCCGAAGATGCCCTCCGATTCGATTGAACCCATAACGATTTCTTCAAATGTATCACCAAGGGACATGTCATAATCATCACAACTATTATACAAGCGTACTTTCAAAGTAACAATCGCGTCATAAGACTTGCCTCTGTTTGCTTTCATTTTTTTCTCCTCCGCCACTCATAAAGAATATAGACAAGAACCATAACAACAATGTAGACTAGCCCACCAAATGCTATTGCATAAAAAAATCCTAAAGACTCACTCATTTCGTCTCCTTCCATTTGGTAGCTAGTTCGCGCCAGTTCTTTATGCGGAGACTCGGATGGTCACGCAGTTTTGTCAAACGCGCCACTTCATAGTGAATCGCCAACCAGTTCCCCGCATATATCAGTCTCTCAATCAGATTGTTGCGTGAGGCAATAACAGATTGAAGCCGTATAATTTCTGCAAGGGCTTCTGAATAGAAGAGTTCACCAAATGCATCCCACTTTTCCCAAGCTTCACTTTCATTCAATGTAACATTTCCATTACCATTCGCCACTATTTTTGCGCGAGATACAGTCTCCAGGAAACTTCGTTTATCATGGATATAGTCTTGAGTAAATTGGCTATATTTTTCCGTTGTTTCTGACGATAGTAATGTACTCTTCATTTTACCCTCTCATATCCAGCAAGAATAGCATTTAAGTTATCATTTAATTTTCGCGCTTGGCTAAAATCTTGCGCTGAATTAAGGGCAAAAATAGCATTGACTAGTTGATTCATCATATTACGTAGAGCAGCATTTTCCTCAGCTATCAATTGAAAAGCCCTCATTACACCATCTTTTGCTAATGTTTCATTGGCAAGTTTATTTTGCAATTGTTTAATGTTATCTGTTAAAGGACAAACCATATCCTCATCAGTAATAGCATGGGCGACCTCTACATCACCATATGTTAGCAAAACTTTATCGCCGACATTATAACCATAAAACATACATAATAAATTCTTTCCTATCCAACGTTTGCAATTTATACAAGGGTGTGTCATTTAGTCTCCATTTTAGTTTGTTCTATTCTTACCTTAGCATTATTATACAGGTATTTTAGACTTAAGTCAAGCCCAATTCCATTTCGCCCCAACTGAATGGCGGTTGCCACAGTTGTACCAGACCCTACAAATGGGTCAAATACGACGCCACCTTCCGGCGCTCCTGCCAAAATACATGGTTTAATAAGTTCTGGATTAAAGGTTGCATAATGTGCTCCCTTATATGGCTTCACTGTTACCGTCCAAACATCACGTTTATTTTTTCCTCCATTGGCATAATAATCATGTGCACCAGATGAAGTTCTCCCGCCTGGAAATGAATTGTTCCAATCCTCAACACTTTTATTCCTAGGAGGCTGTGGTTTACTTACATAAGGTTCTTTTATAGCATCACTATTGTAGTAATATCTACGTGATTTACTTAATAAAAAGATATATTCATGCGACCTTGTACATCTATCTTTTACACTCTCTGGCATCGGGTTTGGCTTCGCCCAGATAATATCCTGCCTGAGATACCAGCCGTCCACCTGTAGTGCAAACGCAAGCATCCAGGATATTCCAATTAAATCTTTTTCTTTATATCCTTCTTGGAGTGGTTTATAACCTGACACAATGACACCTTTGCTATTACGTGTCATATTGCCAGCATATTTTTCACCAGCTTGTCGCAGTGAGTGAGCATAAGAATCGCCAATATTAACCCACAAAGTTCCGTCGTCTCGTAATACTCTCTTGCACTCACGAAAAACATTGACGAGATTAATGATATATTCATCAGGTGATTGTTCAAGCCCAATCTCGCCATTGTCAGTACCAATTCCATATTGTCGATGTCCATAGTAAGGAGGACTCGTCACAATTGTATGGACACATTTACTAGCAAGCGGAATTAATAATGCATTGCCATTGATAACCATTTATACAGCCAAATCCAACAAACGTTTTTGCTCTTGGGTATATTCAATTCTTCGTTTAGCGATTTCCAGATATTCAGCATTATTGTCAATTCCTATAAAATTGCGCCTTTCCAATACAGCTGCGCATCCAGTCGTACCAGACCCCACAAATGGGTCTAGCACCACGCCACCCGTCGGTGTTTTAGTTAGACGACATAAATATCGCATCAGGGCAAGAGGTTTAACGGTGGGATGGTGATTCTGCATTAACGTTGCATCTGGATATCCATTCCCCCTGTTTGCTCGAATGCTCCCATACTCTTGTACCCCTTTTTCTTCCATCCCCTCCAGCCCTGCATTGCGTTCACTCCTACTCGCCTTAGCACAATAAAAAAAGCGTGCTGCTGAACCATTGCCATCATAACCTCTTGCGCCACGATTCCTTTGAAAAGTTCCGCCCCACGTATTAGCCTCCTCATCACAGACTACTGGTTTTTCAATATGATTGGTCTTGCTATCTGGAAATAACCCTACGACCTCATCACTCCCATCTAAAATAATATTTGCAGGAAAGCGACCAGAATTGCGAACAACGGGTGGGGTATGAAATTCTTTTACGCCCCAGCCTCCGTCTGTCGTGGCAAATCTGTTCGGGTCACCTTCTAATATTCCTTCCACCCGTCCCCCATCAATATTGAGACCAGCCACGCCCCACTTGAGTGCATTTTCAGCGAACGTGCCGTCAATCGGTTTCATTGCTATACAGATAAGCTCCATTGCGGGCTTCAATGCTGTGCCCCACCCGTCCCAGAGTTGGGCGAAATCGGATTGAGGGTTAACTGCTCTAGCAACTTTGCTATGATTGTACCCATTTTTATCGCCCTTAATTCCATGCCGCGAGTTCCCCGTTTCTTCTCCGGCAACATAACTTCCTTCTGTTTTATCAATCGCCTTGCTGATATTGTGCGACTTGGGAAATCCCTGTCCATAAATCCAAGCTATCGTATCTCTGATTTCCCAGCCAGCATCTTCAATAGCAACCACTAACCGATGAAATGTACGTGTACCACCCATAGCCAATAATATTGCTCCAGGTTTAGCAACTCTCAACGCTTCTTGCCAGAATGCAACACCTGGTACACCCTTATCCCAATCCTTGCCCATGAACTTTAGTCCATATGGCGGGTCAGTAATAATAGAGTCTACCGAATTCTCCGATAATGTTGTCATCACTTCAAGACAATCGCCAAGTAGCAAATCAACAGTCATTATGCTTTCTCAACACTGGTATTATCGACTGATTTATTATCAACCTGTTGTTTATAGATTTGATAACAGAACCAAAGATGTCCGATTTGTAACATTGTCCACATACTTTCTGAAAACTTTTCATCACTAATCGATTGAATAAGACTTCCCTTAGCCCAATCGACAAATTTTGGATATGGCAAATCTAATATCTCTGTGGGATAGCCAATAGGATTTACACTAAAACTTTTATCATCTTTTTGTACATCTAATGTAATCTTAGTCATTTATTCCACCGATGTTTTAATATTATCTAAGTCGCTCGCATTAACAGTTCCAGTAGTTCGATAACTTGATGTCATACTGCTGATAGTCTCATAAGTGCTTTTGTAACCAGCTCCAGTGTTGGCTTGATTAGCAATCATAGAAATTCCAAGAGATTTCCCAACCTGGAAACTGTCCATATTGGCACCAACAAAAATAAACTTCCAGCCTAGTTTTTCCTTTTGCTTAATTAATTGAAAAACCTCTTCCCTTGTGCATTCTTTACTGGCATTTTCTAATCCATCCGTATTGATGAACACAATAACATTATCTTTTTTCTTGGCTTTCAAACAACTAACGGCATGACTCATAGCATCGAGCAAAGCCGTAGTTCCTCTAGCAAAATAAACCTTATTGTCAATATGGTTGGCAACTTGAATATCTACATCCGAATATTGTTCGATATATTCATCATCAAACAAAACTAACGTAATATTCGCCTTATCGGTGAGTTTTTTTTGCTCATCTAAAAAGTGATTGAAGCCTCCGATAACATCATCTGTAAAAGATTGCATTGACCCACTTCTGTCTAGAATACATAAAATTTTGGTTTTCATAATTCTCCTTTGGTTTAATATATAAATATTATCATAAAATTATTCTTTTATCAACATTATTTAATAGCAAGAAACACCCTAACTTCTTCTGTTATACCTTTTTCTGTATGTGTGACGTTGATGTAGCCCTCACCGCTTCGAACTTTTTTGCTATCCAGTTTGATTACATTTTTTGACATTTTTATATCAAGTTCGCTGTGGTCAAAAGTAAAAGTACAATCACCACTGATTTCTTTTTGGTTATTATCAAAACATATAATTTGCAGTGTTTGTGGCGAACTACTTTTATATAAAGTAAGGTAACGTGACATAACGTCCATATAAATCTCCTAGTTTAAATCTTTGATAGAATTTTTACCTGCTAAAATAAATTCTCCATGACTACGCATCTCGTCAAGATTCTTTGCATTTAAATATGTTCCAGCAGATTTAATACCCCAAGAAAACTCATCAACAAACTGTTTTAATGACATTGTTTTTTCTATATCTTTAGAAAAACCCTCAACTGATTTAATCTGTGTATGTTTAAATTCCATCAACTCCCTGCTAGCCATGCCATAAACTTTATTATCATTAGGACTTTCAAAAGTTTGCGCAAATAGACTACCCGCCATGCATAAATCACTACCAGCCACGATGGACTTTACAAAGTCTCCACTATTTTTAATTCCACCATCGGAAACAATAAACACATCAATATTTTCTGTTTCTAATAGTGCTGTTATTTGTGGAACACCAATCCCCGTAACATTTCTAGTACTACAAAGACCTCCACCGCCAATGCCAATGCGAATCATATCAACGCCGTTGTTATACAATGCCATCGCACCTTCATATGTTGCCACGTTGCCAGCCATCAACAAGGTGTCTAGGTTATTTTGATTAATGTATTTGCTAAGTTTGTCACATACATAGAGCAAAGTAGACGTATAACCATTTGCAACATCAACTAAAAAGATTGTTGGGTTCATATCGAGCATAGAGTAAGTGCGTTTTGGAGATTCGGATAGCCCAACTGATAACCCATATCTCTGAGCCTTAGAGATTATGCTTACTTCGTTATCCCATTCCGCCTCGGTGTTATAGAACCGGTGCAGGATACCCAAGCCACCCATTTCAGCAAGCATTACTGAAAAGTTTGCATCAACTATATTGCGCATCGGGCTGGCAATCAATGGAAAATCTAATTTGCATTTATCTGTTAAAGTAACAGAAATATCAACTTCTTCCCTAGATTTTATATCTGACGGTATTGGTTTAATTAAAACGTCATCAAACTCTAGTCCTTGTGGTGTACTATAAAGAGTTTCTTGTTGAAAAAACGTTTGTTCGGGTGTACTGCACCAGCCTGGCATATCCATAGTTCTCCTAATCTGTCTTTGGTGTAAATATATCTAATTTATCATTTAGTCTTTCGTTTTCTACACGTAGACTTATGACTTGACTAATGGCTGGGCTAATAAAGTTTTTTATATCTTCTTTAATAGCTTTTATTTCGTTATGCACACGTATATCATCAGGATTATATGATGATGATTTTTTCACTGCGGATATTAAATTATTGAGCATGTGGTCTAACTCATCCATATATTGTGGAGAACCGATTCTATTCATTTTCACCTTTCAATGTCTTCAAATATTGTTCCTCAGCTACTACAAATGCTTCGGTGTTATTGTATCCACAACTTCTGGGTTCTGGGCATATACCGCCTCTGTAAACACAAGTCGGCACACAGAATGAAACAATTTCTGGATTAACTTTAGCCAATTCGTTCAAGAAAAAATTCCAGGCATATGTAGTTTCTTTACTCGCCTTATTACACAATCTCACTTTTGAAATATTGATAATTGCCTGTACATTTGCTCTACAAGCATGTAGAACAGGATAACTTTGTGGGGCATAATTCCTATCATATTTAGGTTGCCTATCATTACGTTGTGATTGTACAAAATGCTCTATCCCAATCTTATGTCTTACAAAATGGGTAGATACCCATGAGGGTAAATTATACCACCTCCAAATAACTTCTAATGTTCTTATGGGAGAATGCTCTGACTTTAAAATCATATTCTTCCATTGGGGAGTCATAGTTCTTACTTCATTATTACCCATCGTTGTCAAAGCAAGTAACTTTGTTATAGCCCAATCACTCTCTGTCGGACTTTTTATAATCTCTACTTCTAAATTTTTAAGCATAATTATAAACCCTTCGTGGTGAAACTAGTTGGTGGTATCCAACCAATTGCTGGCTCTCCATGATGCCGACCCCTTTCCCAAATAAACCACGCAAATGCCGTTACACCACCTTTGTACCTATCAAAATCACCATCTTTGGCACAAGCCAAACGCTGAGAATATACCCAAACTTTTTTCATTGGATGTTCCCGAAAGAAGTTGTAACGTGATTGTCCTTCCAAAAAGCGAATGTTAAGGAGCATAGCACACTTATTATGCATCAAACGAATTGCTTGTTCGCAGAATTCCAAAGCATATTTATACGGAGGATTAGTAATAATATCATATTCGTCATCAAATTCTAGTGCTTCTGATGATAAAAAATTTAATATAGCCATATCGCTTGTTCTTTGTATAATATCGGTTTTAAAAACTTTTTTGCCAATTCGTTCCTCTAATCTGTTGGCTAAATGATTTTCTCCAGCAGCACATTCCCATATAAACTCACCGAATGTCTCTACTTTCAATAAATCATCAATCGCTTGGGGAGAGGTAGCATAAAAATCATCCTCCTGCCTAAGTTCTGGTTTATGATTGCTTGCACCAATAGCCCTATATACCCAACTATCTTTCATATTCATCTTTCTCTTTTAAGGCACAACACTAAATAACAAAAGCATAGCTGAAACAAAAGCGACGATACAACTAAAGAGTATCATTAAACGATATAGCATATTTTGTTTATCATTATTCCATCTATGTTCCATACTATACGCACAAAAGTACATAAAACATATAGAAAGAATAAGAACTATAAAGTATAAATATTTCAATTTTACCTCAATGTTAATTAAATTTTTGTCAGTGCCTTCTAAAGGACTTGCGCCTTTATTTTCACCTTGAAAGGATGCTTTCCTAACTCTTTAGAAGAAGAAGGCTTGTGTGCTATTACTTATTTAGTATAGCACATTTCAATTTATATGTCAAGGGTCAGATTTTTATTAGATTTAAAATATGATGTGTCGGGAAATTTCTTTGGTTCGTCATCAATAACCTCACTATTCAAACTTATAATGCCCGATATAAGTTTTGAAACTTTATCAGAAATTTCTTGATTTTTCACCTTATCATCAGATTGAGATATGTTCTTTAAGTCAATCAATTCCTTAATAATGGTTTCTTTATCCATCTTACCTTTCAGTTGTTACATCAAAATTGACTTCAAACATTTTTCTGCTGGCAATGTAGTCCACTATGTGAATAAGTTTTTGATATTCTGTTATTGGGCGTGGGGCAAATTCTTTGCCACTGCGTTTATCAAAATTCCAATACCCCATATGACTTGAAATAACAGATAGAATTACATCCTCTTGTTCTTCTGTAATAAGATTTTTAAGCGATGCATTACTTTTCAATTCATTGACCGCAATCATAGGATGGTCTTGAACCGTATAAGTTTGCAAATGTACACCCGATTTCCAACCATCATGCAAAATAAATGCTGTGATTAGTAAGTCTTTATCATCTTCAGGGATATCCTGATACCAGCCAACTCTAAACATTTCAAGTAGTAACATAACACCAGCTTTGACATGCCTGACCAAACCCCCTTGTCCAAGAGCATAATTTGGATGGTATTTACCAGTACTTGATGCCGGAATAACAAAAAAATAATCCGGCATACTTTCAACTGCCATAGTGGCATATAGTTTAACTTGGGGATTGCGTATGTATTCCAGTTCCTTCTCGAAAACCTTAATTTTATCCATTACTTGCGACATTTTATCCTATAAAATAGATTGTTGATTAGTCATAGCGGTATCTAATACGTGGCTACGAAGATGTGCGTACCTTTTAGTAGTATCAATACTGCTGTGCCCCAAAGCTTGTTGAGCCACATAAATATCGGTATTTACCTCTAAAAGATTAGCTGTAAACGTATGACGCAATGAGTGCGTATGAATTTCTTCAATACGCTCCGCAGAAAAGCCAGCCCTTACCATTGCGGTCTTAACTCTCATACGAATAGCCTCACCAGAATATTTGGTAAGGTTCTTTGATATAAATAAATATGGAAGCCCTGATGCTTGTGCTCTTTTTTCTCTGTTTTTTAGTTGTGCAGATAAAAACATAGTGGCATCAGGATGAATAGCTAAAATACGTTGTTTATTGCCTTTACCATTAATTTTGATGCGCATATTATCCATGACATCCGATAACTTAATGTTGATAAGCTCTGACCTGCGTAAGCCCATAGTTAGTAGTAGCAAAAGCATTAACTTATCTTCTGCATTTTTAGAATGAGCAACCAGTTCAATCATCTCGTTTCTTGATAAGTAGGCTTGGATGGTACTCGATTCCTCTACCTTCTCAGCAAAATCAAATGGATTAATGGTCAAATATTGTTTACGTTTCAGCCAGTTATACATAGCTTTGATTGGTCTCAGATAAGTATTGACTGATGTTGGTTTCATTTGCTTTTGAAGATTGATTTGAAACATGTCGGCATTGAGAACGGTAACAGATTTTAACCCTTCGAAACTATCAATAGCCAAAAAATCACAGAGCATTTTGATTGCCCTTTTATATAATGTTTGTGTACAAGGACTTTTAGTATTTAATGTTGAAAAATAAACATCTAATTCAGTAATTTTGTTTTCCATTTCAACTCCTTTTCTTAGTATACAATCATTATATCATATGCCAATATAAATGTCAATAGCATAATTGGAAACTATTTCTAATTTTCTACTCTCATATAGGGTGAAATTATTTCAAATAAACAGCGCTGACACAAGTCGCATGTTATATGTCGCATATCCCCAAAGACTGAACCATAACCTCCTACAAAGTCTATCGTTAAAAATTCTTGTATTTCCAATACATCGTCATTATTATACTCGTGCCCACAACAATCGCAAATAATAGACTTTTTTACGTTAAGAACTTTTTTTACTTTTTTATATTTTATCATTTTTTTATCCTATCTCCAAATAAAGGACGGCTTTCATTTCGGCTTTCTTTTTTGCCCACCGTAGGCTAGCGCTTTCACGAATCTTGCGCCTTGTTTCTTCAGGCGGATGTTTGCCAAAGTTGGGGTTTAGTTCACCTTTGTTTGCCTCAGACATTTTTGCACGAGTTTCGGTTGAGCGGTGCATACCAGTCAAAACTTTCGACAGTTTTGCGCGGGTTTCTTCGGATATTGGTGGTCTATTTTTCGCTGACTCACTCATTTTTGCACGAGTTTCTGCCGTGCGCGGTGGTCTATTTTGCTGTGACGTGGACATCTTTGCTAATGTTTCGACTGAACACTTATGTCCAAGACTTTTTGTATTACCCCTTTGTGCCTCGCTCAACTTCGCACGAGTTGATTCTGATGGGTGTATACCTATTTGTGCAATGCTAATTTTTGCGCGAGTCTCGGTAGACAGATGCTTGCCAAAATTGTAACAAAGTTCACCTTTTTTTGCCTCGCTCATTTTTGAGCGGGTTTCGGTTGTGTGATACTGACCCTTATGAGATTCGCTCATCTTGCTTTTGGATTCGTCAGAGAAATATCTGCCTTGCATTGGAGCTTTGGCATCTGTTGCAATATTGTATGCGGGTTTTAGTAACTTGATAAACCCATCTTCAAAGTACAATTTATGCTCTCTGTCACACAATAATATAATACTAAACTCAAATGCTTGCTCCCCATACTTATTCCAAGCATTTTGCAAATGTGTGTTGCCGTGTATATTTTTACGCAACTCGCAGCGATGACGACTCCATCGGCTGTGTACATTGACCGAACCCCCAAGATAATAATCTCTAGTAATAATATTCAGAATCTTGTATATCCCACAAAGTTTAGCAATCATTTTGCACCCTCTCAATGAAAAAGAGAGTATCCTTCATTGGTGGATGAAAGTATACTCTCTATTTTCTGATTTATTTGGATGACCACCATCATCTATAAAGCAAATTGTAGCACACTCTCGTTGTTTTGTCAAGCTTTTTTATATTAACGTTTTGTTAACATTTATGATTCACCTTTTACCACAAGGGCAAGTTTATGATGGTAAAGTACTTGCGATTTTCTCCCAGTCAACGCTTCGTGGGTTAAAACTAATATCTATGATGTTATTATACGCTTTACCCGTATTTAAAAGTGTAACAGGAATGCCAGTTTCTTTTTCGATTTTATCAACGAAAAGTCTTGCTCCCTTTGTAATATCACTCCAAGTTTTTGCGTTCTTTACTTCTGGGAAAGCGTGCTCCAGGAAGGTAAGAGCTATTTGCGTAGCGCCATTGACTTCTACTGCCTTTTTTAGCATATCAAAATCAAACTCGGCTTTTCTACGAATTTTCCCTTCGATAGAACTTATTTCGACCAATCCTCTGTCGATAATTTCTTGTTCAGATAATTCTCTACCAGCACCCATGTCGTTTGCAGAATATTGACTCCCCTCACGTGAAGGCATTGCCTTGACAACAAGTATAACATCTTTAATATTTTTCCAGGATAGTAAAACATCATCGGCAACTGCCATTGCCGTTACGTTATCAGATGTCACATTGGGATAGTCTGGTGAAAAAGCCAAAGATAGAAAAGTGCCCTGTGAACCTTCTATAACAACCGAATTATCTTTACATGCCTTATTTATTTCTTCACCTACATCCATTATCATTCCAGATAATGCAGGGATATCTTTTGCTTGTTGAGCCTTACGTGCAACAAAATCTTTTCGGCATTCGCCAGTTCCACTCATGGTTGAGCCAATAGCTTTCATGCCCTTGCTATCTTGTTCTTTTTGAATATGTTCCGTTGTAACAATAGGTGAACGATAATCCACAAATACTCTGCCATCAAGATGATACCTTGCTATTTCTTTAAATAACCAGTCTGGATTTACAGCCACCCCAGAGCCGATAAGAACTTTAGTTTCTGGATTAAAAATCCATCCTAACGGCAGTTGGTTGCATTTCAAGTATGTTTTCTCGTCTTCCAAAAATATACCATGTTCTGCATTTGGCCCTGTTCCGCCCCTTGCAGCAAATTTAGCATGGTCTCGTACATTAATATAAGCACTAATTAAACCCTTGCCCTCATCTCCCCAAGCCCCACCAATAATAATATTTGCACCATTCATAATTATATAGCCTCCAATTTTAATTTTTCATTGTTACGCTTCTTCATTGAATACTCCGTCTACTACTACCACTTGTTTAGGCTCATTAGTTTTCTTCCCCATAAAAAATGATGCAACTACAAGGACTTTCATATTATTAATATCTACTGGCACTCCGAATAATATCCCATCTGTAGCACCTTTAACAATTTGTCCGTATAGGTCATCTATTGTTTCTTCGTATGTCACAAAATCACCTTCTTTTTATAATGTCCCCAACCGTCCCAATCTTTGTCCTTAGTATACTCGTCCGCATGTTCTTTTGCACACCTTGAACAATGAGCTTTAGAATTGTTCCCGTCGGTATCATAAACATCTATCCACCCCTTCGGATAGTACGCCGTGTCTTCATCATAGTTTCCGTCTTTGTCAACCTCTGAAACAATCTTTCCACAAATGTCACATACGTAAATACGGGTTTGAATTATCACAAACTCTCCTTCCTTTTGTTTTTCACTTCTTCATAATGTTTATCACACAAGGTCAATACCCAACCCAAATCGTTTCGCAAAGTTCCCTTTTCGCCACAAACTTCGCATAATTGATAACTTTCATCTTCATAAAAACTTATCAAATCAAAATACCAGTCCGGGCAAGGAGAAACATAAAATCTTAATCCTCCCCATTTTTCTTTTACTTGCAAAACGTGAACAGATTTTGGTTTTGCATCATATAGTTTTTCAATAAGCGGTTTCCATCCTGTCCCAACACATTGAATGGCGGTGTCTCTTTTCAAACCGTTGCCATAAAATACGCTTTCAGGATTTCGGCACTTTTTATAAAACATAACCAAAGTATACCACAATTTTTTCATAAAATCTCCATTGTCACTTGTCCAGTATAAGAGCCTTTATAAAGAGGCACATAAATCCGCAAAATTTCCACAATAAGAATAATATAAACATGCCCACTATTATCATAAAATCTCTCTTTATCTTTTAATCTTTATATTGAATATATGTTTAAATTCTTCCCAAAGTAATACAAGTCCTGTTTTTTCTACAAATGACGAGCAATTAGGACAATAATCTTCGCCATGGATAGAGCCTTCAAGCCAAACTGTACCCGTTCCTTTACACCTTTTGCAAATCATAAAATCTCACTTTTAATCTACAAATTCTGTTCCAGTCCATACACGGACTTCAATTCTATCTATTCCTAATTGCCTAGCAACTGATAAACGATGATTTCCATGTATAACATACCAATTTAAATTAATTATAATTGGCTCTTTTATACCATTCTTTTTTACGTCATTTAATAAAGAATCAAATCTTTCGTTTCCTGGCATAACTCCATCATTGGGAGGGTATTCGCAACGAATTAATTTAGTAGGAATTAACATTTTGGTAACACCCTTGATATGATTCTTTTTCTATTAATAAAGTCATGAAATCTCCCTTTTATTTGCCAAAGTTATCAAATTGTCTTTTGTCGACTTCTATAAGTTTGTCAACTATCTTTTCTCTGAAAGGCTTGTCTCTGGTAAGCCACCATACGAATCTACGGAGAATATTTTTATCGTCTTTGCACTGTTTGTCCATTAGGTATTTAGCGCTTTCCTCATATTCGGGATGCCTTCCTAAAATCCAATCACAGATAATAACATCCTCCATCTGCTGGGTGCAATCCCACTCTGCGGTTTTATTTTTCAAGCAGTTTAGCATTTTGTCCTATCCATATTACTCTTCCATCTTTTACATTTTCCATAATTATCTGCGCCGAAACGCTTATGATATGCTTTGCAGAGCGGGTATATCCCCGAAGCAACTGCATTACGGTCAACGTACAAACAATTCCAGCACCCGTCTTGTAAATAATATCCTTTTGGTCTATAGACTTTTCTCATATTATTGTGCTTCCATTTCCTCCATAACTTTGAGGGTTTTCAACATCTCAGCGTCATCTTCCAGGCGTTTGATTAAAAATTGTAATCGTTTAATTAAGACATCCTGCTCATCCATTGATGTTGCTCGGATTTGGTCAATATCAATATCTTTTCGTTCCCGTCCAGTTCCACAGTACAAAATATTGGAAAATCTTAGCCCTCTTACAACATCTGTATTACTGCAATATACAAAGGGATTTGGATACCTAGGATTAACACCATGCTCTTCGCACCAAAGTTTAAACTGTTGAAAATTTCCAGCAATAACTAATATTTTAGTATTTGTCATAGAACATTCCTTTCACAATCGGGACATCTTTCATATAAATCATCCAGATTATATACTAAATCGACTTTAGCATATCGCTGTTCATCTGGTAAGTAAGACAAGTCTGGTTGCTCATATGGACTCTGATGATTATATCCTCTATTTAGCATTTCCTGCACTAACTCATTGTGCCTTATCTGCATATTATCTGGCTCTATAAGGACAATTGGATAAATGCGCCCAACTATACTATGGTGCTTTTCAAAATTATGCCTGTGCTTATGAATTTCTCCATGCTCTCCGAGCAAATGCTTTCTGCACAATAATGTTGGGTCAATCATCCACATTCTCATTATAAAATGTTCCTTTTATTCTATCTCTATCATTTTATACTCAAGTTTTTTAACGCCTTGAGTTTCCAGCCACTTAAGAAAATCGCCTTTTTCAATACCGTTTTTCTTGTCAGAAGTATCATTACGCATCATCCAATCAATAGTAAAATCTCCTGTTAAAGCGTTTCCTTTGGCAGAATAGGCATTGACAATCCAAGGAAGACTTATTTTTATCTTAGCTTTTATTCCTTTGCTTTCCAAAAATTTCACAACAAGGCTGGAATCAAAAGCAAAATCATCAGGGACTTCATATAAATAAATATCGTTTCTCTCAAGTTCGTCATAATCAAATTCAACTATGTTATGTACATATATCATAAAGCGCTCCTTTTATCCCATTTTTTTGAATAGCAAAAATATAACTGCAATAGTTCCTAAACCACCGATTGCACTAGCAATCAGTTTTAATCCTGACGCTATAGCATTCAAAGCGTCAATCAATAGCTGTATTTGTTCTGGTGTAAGTGTCATAAAATCCTCTATTTAATTAATCTTTGCAGTTCATTAAGAACGATTTGCGCTAACTTCTTAAGGTTTTCCTTTGATTCTCTTTCATTTGCTCCATAGGCATAGATAGAGCAATCGCCATGAGAAGACCCCAGACTAAATTGCTTCTCTATTGATGACTCAAAACTTTCAAAAGTTTCTTTCTTATCATTATAAATTTTTATTTCCATTTAATCACTATGCCATTTTCTTTTTTCGACTTCTATAAACTTGTGGATTATCTCACAGGCTTCAGAGTTTGTTAACAAACTGCACTCATCCTCTTCCTCAGTTACCCGAATAGAAATATCAGTTACCCATTTTTTCGCTAAATTTCCTTCATAAGTAATCAGAAATTCATAAAAGGAAATCAGTTCTTTCCGTAGATATTGTGCTATAAGTTCATCCATTATAGAATATTCCTTTTTTATCCCATTTTTTTGAAGAACAAAAATAGAAGCGCAATAGTTCCAAAAGCACTAATTGCACTAGCAATCATTCTTAGTCCTGAAGCTATGGCATTCAAAGCTTCAATTAGTAGTTGTATTTGTTCTGGTGTAATTGTCATAAAATGCTCCTCTTATTGCTTAATTGTATTCTTATCGAATTATACCAGATAACTCGTTCAGTATTTTAAAATCATCAAAAGAAAAACCAACCAGAACCCGATAACCATGTCCATATATACTAATCTTTTCTAAAATAACCATTCTTCCGTTGTATAACATTGCGTATTTTCCTGACGGAAGCTTTACGGATTCCTTATCGACTAAATCTATCATTTTATCGTCCATAGTTTCTCCAATGAAACATTTGTTTTATTTATTCGGTGGCTTGAACTTACCTAAATGGTTTATCAAAACTTTTTCAGTAGTGTCGTCATCTATATGATAATTTTCGTCTCCAAAACCAGCGAAATTATACAAGAGTTGACCTAATCTCAAATCTGGAAATAAGTGCCACAACTTTGAAATCAGTCCTAAAATTCTATCAATTCTATCAGGGTTTCGCATAAAAACCTCCTTTTACCTTTGACATTTCACCGGCAACAATTCGCAAATCTGTTCTATCCACTGCGGGGATGAGCTTACCACGTGTTTTTAGCACCTCAATAAGTTTATCTGCATATTTTTCGCCTTGCTCAAAAGCGCTCGACTCTCTGGTTGGCATCGTCTGCATGGCATAGCCATCACTGTATGCACCTCGTATAATTTTTTGAAGCATCTCTTTAGTTATTGAAAATGTTTCTGCTGCCATAAAAATCTCCTTTACTCTTTCATCCACAAAGCTAATCGGTCTTCAAGAACCTCTTTGTAAGATAGAAACTCCGATAGACCTTCGGCTGTAAAACTACCCCCATACTCGTCTCCTCCAGCTTTATCAAAGGTTTCCTCAAACAATTCTTTATTTGATAAAGACCGTGCCACTTCCAAATATTTTTGCATACCATCCGCATAGGTCATAAAAATCTCCTTTTATTCTAATTGTTGAGAATAAAGTTTTTTACATTGATTTTCTATTGCGTTTATTACCCAATCTGGGCAATTATAATCTTGTTGTATTTCCATTAAATCTTGTTTGAGTAGCACCCCTCTCCCAACACCATCAGCCCACATTTTTATATGAAAATTAATAGAAGCTTTACATAATAAGAGTTGGTTTAATAACTCTGGCTCGCAACACGAAATATTCTTACCTCGACTATCAATAGACAACAAACACTCTTTTGCAGTATAGCCTTCTTCATCAGGCATGGCTTGATATTTGGTTGGTGCGCCACAAAAGTTAAATATATCTTTATTGTTTAGATAAAAATCGTAGTCTCTTTCAAAATTTTTAGAATATTTCATACTTGTTATATAATCCATACTCCCAAATCATAAAACTTACCCTCCACCTATTGGGTCAGCATAACCGCTTGTACGGTCACCTGGCACAATATAATGGAATGCGTCTGCACGTTCAATAGACTCTCTGTTATTCCATTTATTTTTTTCTAGCATAAAACCAACATATTGGTCAGCGGTAGAAATAGAGATATTATATTTTTCATACAGCGCAAATAACTCTTTAAAAAATTCATCAAGATTTGTCTCAGCTATGAATTCTTTATCATCGTGTAATTCTTGTATATCATATCTGCCAACTAAGTATTGTTTCACAAGTTTTGTCCTTTGAATTTTTGCTTAGACTCTATTGCACGTCAATATCAGGAATAATAATAGATGGTTTAAAAATAATTCTGTAATGGTAGGCGCTAACATTTGCAGATTCAAGTTGCTCTGCAAAGTAGGTTACGTTGTCAGACAGTCCTAGGAAATGCTTTTTATACTGGTTATCGCCGGTTTTGCATATGACAGACAATTCTCCAGCAGGGTCTGCGTTTCCAAGAGAGCAAAATCCTTCAATTTGAAGAATGTAGTCATTGGTAATACCGTTATAAAATACAATTCTGCGCACAATTTCAAAACTGTCGGCAGACCTTGACATGTTGCTCGAAGCAACATCGGCTGCCGTGCAAGCCGTTATCAAGATTGCAAGCACCATTAAAACAATAACTAATTTTTTCACTATATCTATCTCCTTTTATTTTTTCTAGATAAAACTTACTTTTTATCTTCTTTTGGAATGTTGATAACCTGAGCAAGGGATAGTTCAATAAGATTCAAAACCTTGCGCTTATTCTTTAAATCTTCATACGCAGTCCATGAACCATGTTTCTTTTTCATTCTGCAAACAAGAAGACCTTTTTTCGCAGAATATTTATCGTCTGGCAAACAAGTTGCGCGTGTTTCAGTTCCATCAGACCAAAATGCAATGGTTAAAGGTTCTGCGTTAACGAGTTTTACCAACCTCGGTTTGTTTAGGTCTGCATTAGGGAAACACATTGCAGTAACTAAACTATTGATAGTATTAGCTAGCACATACTCTCCGGTATTTTTAAACATATTGTTATTTACCTTTCCTTTTTTATTAGTTATATTATTTTTATTTTGTTGTTGAATATTATTAGACATCATCAAATACTTTCCAATCTCTATTTTTTCTTTGTCTACGGCTCAAGCCATGCCACGATTCCACCTCTCCAGTTATAATTTGCTCGTCAGTTTTAGTATCTATCCAAGAGTTCTCACTCCAATCAAAAAAGCCTATTGTTTTAGAGCCATCAATTAAGAACAAGTTGACCTCTACGGAATATCCCTTGAAATTCTTACTCTCTTTTGGCAATTTTATTTCCATGTGTGCTCCTTTTAACCAATTATACTATATGTTTTTAGTCATGTCAAGTTATTTGCTATTCCGATCACCGAGAAAACGATTATAACATTCGTCTATCAATAGTTCCAGGGTAGCACTAACATCTTTTTTGTTTTTAACGATTTCAAGCATCATGTCTTCATCATTATCAAACGATTCACAATATAGAACTATCTCACCAGTATTAAGGGTTTCCATACTAAAATAATAACTATTCGCTATTAAATCATTTACCATATTATAGTAGCAACTAGAACATTCTATATACTTTGCGCAAGTTTTACCATTACCTCCTTCAATAAATTCAGTGATTTTCACATTCTCCATATTAAGCCCTTTCTAAACTTCTGAAAAAAGCAGAAAATATATCTTGAATTACATTAACNGTTACGGCATTACCAATCATTTTATATCGCTGAGCATCGGAAATAATGGCACCATTTTTGCCAAGTATTGTAAAGTTATCNGGAAATGATTGCAATCTTTCACATTCCAATGGGGTCAATCTACGAATAGATATACCATCATAAATACCAGAACGTTGTTGATGGTTATCAAATCCCTTGTAATAACTGGCATCAATAGTTGTGAACATATCTTTTTCCTGAAAATTAAAATGATTTTTTACAATAATTGTTGGTTGCCCACTACCGTCTTCTCGTGCTCTTGCAAGCATATTGTCTTTTTGCACAGTCGTCAGTGCATTAGTCACACCATCTGAACGTGGTTCAAATTGTTGCTCTGTTTTGCCGTCCACATTATATCGCCCACGTTGTGCGATTATCACTGGCTGACCACTACCATCTTCTCGTGCTCTCGCCGGAATAGTTGGAGATAAAAGTTCTTTTGTTTGACGAAATCCTTTGCCATCATTGTGGGTTCTTAAAGTCCCAACCGCTATTAGTGAAGTTGTGGTAACGGCTTCTTTTGATTTCTCACCTTGTTCATCATTATATCTGAAAGGAAATACTTCTGGTCTGGGTCTTCCTCTAAGATGTCCGATAACAAAAATTCTTTGTCGGTTTTGGGGAACTCTGTGATATCTCGAATTAAGAAGTTGCCATTGACAATCATACCCAAGTTCGGTAAACGTTGAGATAATTCGTTTAAAGCTATGTCCGTTTGCATGATTGAGCAACCCTTTAACGTTTTCAAAAACGAAATAGGAAGGTTGTTTGTCTCGCAAAATTCTTGCGTAATCGTAGAATAATGTACCTCTGGCATCTTCAAATCCCTTTCTTTCTCCTGATATAGACCAGCTTTGACATGGAGTACCCCCAACAAGTATATCAAAATCTGGTAAGTCATTTGTATCAATTTTACCAATGTCACCAAAGTTGGCTACATTTGGAAATTGCCGTTCATAAACAGAAATAGCATATTTATCAATTTCTGAATATCCAATACATTCTGTATTAGGATTGGCTTTTTTAATTCCTAAATGAAATCCTCCAATACCAGAAAAAGCATCAAAAAATTTCATCGTATCCTTTCTACTGCTTTTGAATATGTATACGGGTCTTTCTCAATGCCAAGATAACATCTGGTATGCAATTTACACCACTCTGCTACAGTACCAGAACCCATAAACAAATCTAAGATTAAATCCCATTCATCTGTAAAAGGCAAAAGCAATCTATCAAAAAGTTTAAGGGGTTTTTGATATGGCAAGTTCTTTCCATTATCGTCTTTAATTCTCTCTTTGCTCACAGTGGAAAAATTGCCCAAATCATCGAAAACCGAACAAGGCGTTTTGGTTATACGTCCTGATGGGTTAAATCCAGGACTCAACGTCTTTTTAGGCACTTGAATACGTTCTGAGTACCATTTCCAATCATTACCGTTTGCATAAATCAGGATATAATCGTGCTTATTTGGAAATCCTTTTCGTGGTTGCCCACCCCACTCCTGTTTGTAAATGCATATATTAATTTTGGTTGCATGAGGCATTAAATCTAGTTTTAGTTTTAGTTCTGCAATCGTTGAGTCGTCTGTTTGTGCAATAAAAATACCGCTATTAGGAATTAATGCACCCCAAAACTTATCAATCCATTCAAAATTCTTATTTTGATACATGTAGTCCGCATAAATTAATGCAACATCTTTAGGCGGTTCTACATTCATATTATCATTGTTAATTGTGGCAATCATTTACTTATTAGTCCAAGCAAGACTTGTATTGCGTAAAAAGCAGGATTAGCAATTCTCATAGCTCCGCCAACAAGAAACCCCACAAAGCCAATCCAAAACAGCATAGTCCCAATTATCCAGCCTGCTTTTTCTTCAAGGGCATCATCCGCGTTAACATATTTTTTGTGTGGGTTTCTTTCTACGTTCCGCCAGTCGCTTCCGTATAAAACAACTATTTTACCATTTTGTGCCATCATGATGAGAGCACATACTAAAAACGGAATTGAAATAAGAATAGTACTCCACCCATTAACATAAGCTTGTCTTATGGCAATTTTCCATAACTCTGGTGCTGTTTGTTGAACAATTTCAATTAGTTTATTCAGGATTTCTTCCATTGGCTTCCTCTTTTCTACGGGCTTGTGTAATAATTAAATTTGCCTTATCAAAATCTTTCTTGTCAATCATACCATACAGCGTGTTATACAAATCTAAATTGTAACTCAAAATTAGTATAGCAAGTTTTAGTTTGTCATTTTCCTTGTTCGTAGATTCGTTTTTAATAGAGGGCCATAGTATGTCAGCCAATACCAACAATAGTACCAATATTATTATGCCTGAGTAATTCATAATTCCCTTTCTGTTATAGGCTTAGAAGCCCCGAAGGGCTTCGTGTTATACGTTGAAAATACTTTAGCATCGACTGCAAATATAAGATTCCCTTGTATCGTTGATGGGTGCGCCACATTTGACACAATACAATTCAGCGCCCACCACTACATGAGGTGTTTTCTTGACACTCTTTGGCTTAGCCAATATTGTATCACTACCATGTTTGAAATCATGGTACATGTTATCTGCACCAACTTCGTAGTTAATTCTACCATTACGGGCAATACCCCAAGAATTTTCTATCCCAAGATAATCACTAATCTGCTTTTCAAGAATTAGGCGAATTTCTTTGGCTAATGCGTCATTATAGCGTGGATATTGTCGACTTCCAACAAATGCTGAATTCTCTTTATCAAAGTAAATAGCCTGACGCCATGCCTTGCTATTCCCAACAAATGTTAGTCTCTTGCGTTTGAAAGTTTCCTCAGTACCATTGTAACGAAATGCAACAAGAGTACTACTATCAAGCAAGATAGAACCAGCACCCGTAGCATAACTTCCATTGCCAATTTCATGGCAACTTTGCCAGCTATAGTTGTTCATAGATTCTGTTAAGTAATCGTATGGGTCAATTGAAATTGCCAGACGGGTTTTAATTTTACGGGTTTCAAGCATGGTTGCCAAATCATCAGAAAATTCTTTATTCTGTGTAAGCCCAGCAAGCAATTTGCTTAATTTAGTTCCATAAGTATATGCAGGATAGAATTCCGCTAATGTGGAATTATTATCCATGCATTTATTTTCTAAGAACTCATTTGAGCTAAAGCAACGAAGCATATTAGAAAAAACAGGATAAGTCGTACAAAGGTCTCTGACTTTACTGTTCATATCGTCTTCTGTCATATCAATTTCAATGCTTTTTTCAATAACAAATTGTTTTCCAAACATGATATAAAAATCATATTTGGCTCGTGCCCAGATATCAAGATACTTATCAAGAACATCTTGACTGATAGTGTCCATTTTGACTGCACTACTATTGCCAGCAATTACCATCAATTTCTTAAAACGCATTTTGTTGACTTTACCAATCATCTCTTTGATGATAGCCTCATCTTGTACTGCGTTAACAATTGAAGTTTGTACAACTTCTTCCGATGGGAGTTGTGGTTCACGATTTACAAATTCAAGCATATCAAGAGAAATGCCAACCGTTTTTTGTGGCATATCAATCGTCCAAATATTGTCTTCCTGACGACCAATACGAAGCATATCGTTTTCACTAATGATATGGATTGTGCCACATAGTGACTCCATATAACTATTAAGCCCAGAACGTACTTTTCCCTGCTTATAGTCTTCAAACAGTTCTGCCCACGCTCTGAATCGAACTTCGTCTCCGACTTTGATTCCACCTAAGCGTTCTGGCAAGTATGACTCGTTGTTTTCTGTTTTAATCTCATATTCTGTATCTGGCATTTTTTACTCCTTATTATAGTTGTTTTATTAGGTTAGAGCATTATAGCACATAGTTATTTTAAAAGCAAGGGTCAAAATTACTTTCTTTTATTGTTCAAATTGAACAAAGGCTTTTTTAATCCTATTATATGCAATTGAAATTCGTTCTGATTCCCATCCATACGTAGATGGCATGAGCATACAAAAATATGCCCCAGCAGGAAAGTTATCAGAAAACATAGTCATCCAAATAGGGGTATTTTTTTGATTAATTTTAAAGAATACCCGTCCAAATCCTGCTGTTGCTTTTTTAAATAGTTTACTATCAAAGGTAACCAGATTTTCAACAACCTGACTATATCCCTTCTCTGGTGCTCCATCAAAGAAAATTTTTGTATCAATAAAATTGACTATCATAGTTTCAAGTTGAATCAAAGTTCTGCTAACAAACATGGGGTGATAAAATTCGTCGTTGCCATCTAATCCACTAATAGGGGAATTGAGTTTGGCATATACGATTACATGTTTGTCCGTAGCAATAAAAAAATCTCTGTTTTTGCTAATCCTAATTGCCCCCGTACTATCAGTTTTATCTGGCTCGATAATATTACCAAGCCAACGAAATAGGTTATATACTTTTGTTTCTGGGTCTTTTAGTGTAACTATCATTATTCCTCTTTTTGGTTATATATGATTATATCAGTATATGATAAGAGTGTCAACCATTAAGTTAGCACTCTTATTGTTATTGTTATCGGTCAACAAATGCATATTCCTTGATTACATTCAATGCACGATTCATATTGTTATTGCGATTTCCAAACATTACGCTATATTCGATGGGTTTTTTGACCGTACCACCATAGTTTTCATATTCTACAACGGCATTCAATAAGCCAAATGCGGTATCATTAATTTTTGTTCCAGCACCAGCAAAAAGTGCGTAAGCCAAAGAGCGGTCACGCTCTGCTTCTTCTACTTTACTATCAATAACTTGTTGTTTGGACGCCACCAATTTCTTTGGATAATATGCAGGAAGTTGGGCTGGCAAAGGATAAATTTCTGCCAAAAGCCCCTTTACCTCATTATCGGTAGTCAGCTTTTTGCTTTCAAGATTTAAAAATAAGCCTTTTACCATTGAAGCTTGTTCTTCTGCTTGCGTTTGTACGTGCTCAAGCCAAATTCCCAAGTTAATCTCAACCTTCTTGCTGTTATGGCGACCACTCCAAACTCGACCCGTTCCAAGAGTTGCATCATTTTCTGAAATTGCTAATGCCAATGTATTTTCACATACTGTTCGGGTGGTTGCAAGGTGCAAGTTTGCACCATATTTGCCGTCATATCCAACTGCCACCAAGCCATACATTTTAATCTCATCGCCCTTAATATCAATCAGGGGCAACTTCCAGGATAGAAAAAGTTTTTCTCCATTGCCTAACATGCCCATAGTTTCTACGGGCTGATTCACGTTTTGGTCAAAAAGTTCGCAGATTGTCGACGGTTGTATGATGTTATAGTGTTGCGTGATATAGCCGAAACTGCGTTCAATGGGGTCATCATGCGTGGCAGTACGTACAATTGCAAAGTCGCCAGTTTCTGATACCGCTCCATTGAGTTCAACGATAAGAGGACGTTTGACAAACTCATAACGCCCAACTAAATCTAAAACCTCATTGGCAGTCATGTCTTCTTGTGTTACAATGCCCAGCTTATGCCAAGCCTCTTCACGATGTCCGTAAAATCTGTTCCCAAATAAATTGCTCGCCATATTATCTCCTTTGTGTGTTTCATATGTCATTTTATATTGTATAATTATTATAGCCGATCACTATCTGTTTGTCAAGGGGCAAAATCATAATCTTTTATTTCAATATTTTTTGGTTATTAATTTTGGTTACATATTCTGTTATCAACATATTTATATTATGATACCATATATAATAATTAAATACAAGGAAATATATTAAAAGTGATCCTTAAATCTAGTTGCCAGCAATCCTAGAACTCCGTGTGTTATACGATTATATTATGATTTTATATTATACCGTTTAAAACAAAAAGAGGAATTGAGTATTCCTCTTTCTGCTCATAAAATTTTTTGGTCGGCTTTGTGCCTGTTTGACTTTATTAGTTACCAATGCCGGTAACTCATTGTGTCGCACAAATCTAATAAGGTAAAGTTTCCCCTGAATTTCTATTCTTACAAACCAAGCCGTCCGACCTGTAGACCCACATCCAATTATTCTGGTTAGTATCGTAACCCAACCCAATTAGTATGGACTCTAAACTTGCATAATATTTTGAAAATAACTTTGTTGTCGCCTCCTTCATCAATAGTAGGTCAAAAAGATACAATTTTGCGTATTCTTTAATATCTAAGCCACCTCCTTCTTCACATATGTGTTTATATGTTTGGTTTTGAACACCTTTTTCCTGATTTTCATCAGTAGTGTTATTACACTCGTCTTTGATATAGACGGGTTTAAGATTCCCGTCTTTGTTCAAAGTATAAGCCAGTACATATTTTACTCCCAATTTTGCCCCTCAACTGCATCAATAAAGTCTTCGCTATGCAGATAACTTTTAGGATTTTTTATTCTATCGTCATCTTTTAATAAATTGGCAGTACCGTTGTCATCGATGAAACCATCATCACAAGCCTTGTCAGCAAGTAACAATTCTGCAAGTCCCTCATCTTCGTCGGCTTCCCCAATGATGTCGCTGTAATGCGGTGCAACCCATGCATCTAAGTTTTCAATGATTTCAGTATAGATGGGCATATCTTCCTCATCAAAATAGTTCAAAATAAACATGGTGGGACTCATGTGCTCAACTTCTACATTAATAAATTGTCGAGCATCAGCGTCATAATAGTCAAAACCCGTAGCTTCTAAATCGTGATAAAAACTTTTTGGTAACTTATCTAATTTTAAACTATCCTCGGTTACTGATACTAATTCCCCAGCAATATCACGAACTTCTTGTTTGACAATTTCGTGGGCGTTATTACGGTAAATGATAATTGATTTATCATCTGTTTTTCTAAATTCAACATCTAAAATTTCACCCGTATCTGCGTCTACCTTATCACCAACCCCCACGATTTTGCCCTGAGCACTTAGTGGAATTCTAAGATTATTGCCGTTAGAATCCTTCATAATTTCAGGCGTTTTTGGGTAGTTTGTAGCCAGTTCCGAAAGTGATACCCCTGTTGTTGAAGTCTCTGCATAATCATCATCCCAGCCATAATTGCGTGAATAGCCAGAGTATTTACTCCATCTTGACGCATATGAATATGCTGGTTTGTCATAATTGAATTTATTGTTTTTATAGGTTGCAAAAAAGTCAGTAAACATATTGACAACAACGCTCATCCAAGATGTNCGAGTCATGCAAGAATTTGTATGNTCGTATTTGTAGCCAGTACCAAAGTTGATCCCAGCGCAACCAAGATTATCAAGGTCGCAAATATCTGAAAAACTGCCAGTCTCAATTTTATAGTCCAAAGAGTTCAAAGCATTACGAATTTCTTTACTATCAAATTTATATAGAACGGCTGTTCCATAATCACGTCTATCAAGTTCAAAAATCCAATTATATTTCTTAGTGGTTGTAAAGTTTCTCGCTGTAGACATCCCAATTTCTTCATCGGTTGTTAGCAAAATGTCGTACTTTAATCCATAATATGGAAGTACATCCATGAGAAAGAAAACACCCAAGCGATCATCAAGTCGAATTGACTCGATATAATTATCGTCAGCTCCTATTTTAGTCATTTTGGTAGGTACATAGTCTTTGGTGACTTTATCAGCCACCGTATCCATGTGCGCAATACCCAAAATTTTTGCTCCTCTATCTATATAAAGGTATCCCTTGCCTGTTTGGAATTTGAAATCCCAGTATTTATTTGGTTCGCAATAAAGACTTTCTACATCTGCGTCCAAAATTTTTTGTAATTTCTTCAAATTGAATTTCATGGTATCAGATACCTCCTCTCGTTTCAATTTTTTCATCTAAATAATTGTACCACAAAGCTGGTCGCTTGTCAAGCCCCAAACCTTATCAGGTGGTAGTATTTAATTGGTTTTATTTCTATAATGGAGTATATCATATACAGGTATCGTTGTCAAGTCTTTCTATGGACAACATTATCAAATCCTGGAAATTGCTCCTTGCATTTTTTTATGATTATGATATAATATCATTATAACATTAAACAAGGAGTACGTAAACCATGAAAACTACTAAAAAAATTGTATCTTTAAAAGTAACTGGTGACTATCGAAGCCAGCCAACCAATCACAATGAACTTGAGGATTATCTTATTTTTGAGATTAAGAATAATTCAGCTACCGCAGTAAATACTATATTAAAGGATGGCACTCAATCCAGAAAACGCATTTTCATCGGTTCTAATCAGAATCGACTTGGAGAATTTACTGGCAAAAATAAAAAGCATGGACGATACTTTGATTTTTATAATACCGGCGAAATTGAGTCCATTGAATATCAAAAAATCGAATCTCAAAGAGATACGTTACTGAATGATTATACAAAATTTAAAAAAGCTTTTACGCAAAAATGTCATAAAAATCTTTGGGCAGAATTGCAAAATGATTATCAAAAACTTGATGTAAATGATTTGGTAAGTTATGTAGAAAATTATCTTGCCACCAATAAAGCCTATCTATCAATATATGATGCCATTAGGCAATACGACAAAGATAGAGGTATCAATATTTATGTCAGTTCAGAATACAAAACGACCAGCATTAAATCTCATAAACCCTCTGGGCGCTTTGGGAATGATATTTCAAATTATAATGCTTGTATTGCCAATATCAAAAAACACTTAGATAATAAGGAAGAGTTTCGTTATTTTTGGCAAGCTGATTATGATATTAGAGTTAGTGGCAAAGTTGGGGAAGATGGCAATTATCGTGCTTGGTTTTCAGCAGAATATAAAAACTGCGGAAATGGGCACTATTATCTGCTTATCAATGAGAACACCGCAATATTTGCAGAAGACGACTAAACTGCTTGCCTATAGAAATGCGCTTGTAATAGGGCGCATTTTTTATTTTACTTGACTTTTTTATTCTACTATGATATAATCCTTTTATACGATAAAACAAAGGAGTATAAAATGAAGAATGGATTGTACCACAAAGATATATATATGCCAAAATTAAATGTTGCAGACAAAGACATACAGTTGGATTATACATATCATGCAATTTATGCAAGTGAAACCGATAAGTATGAGAAAATTTCATTGCCCAGCAAAGTAAATGTATCTAAGGGAGAAATTATTGAGATCGAGATAGTTGACAACAAACTTATTAAGCTTGTTGTTGGCGTGCCTTACAATTCAAAGTACAATCTCTTTCTGGTAATTGTACAGGATTGCGCAAGAGTCAAAACGGTCTGGCTAAACGAAATTAGTGATAAACACATCACGCTTGATCGAAGCAAATATATTTCAAGACCATAATTAAGGAGATAGTATAATGGAACACTATATAATTATTAGATATGTTACTAGTTTAGGTGAACCTGGAAGTCTTGTCTTGAGTGATAGGAGTCAGGCTGAAATTAACGCAGTTATTCGAAACCTCATAACTTATTGGGGTGCTCAGAAAGCGGAGGTAGTATAATGAAACAGTGTGAATTAGAACAAATTTTAGATGGTTTGACAATTGTCACACAGATTGTAAATGCTGAAGAAAAACTTATAAAGGTGCAAGCCCAATTTGCTGACGAAAAGATAAAATCTAAACAGTACCTTGACAAAGCGCATATAAGATTTTTAGAATTACAGCGCATAAAAACGATAGTTGAAGCACTGATTGATACGGGAAATGTGCTGGCTGATGAACACATGTCAGGTTTGCACAATGCGTTTGGAAATAAGTGGCACGACCTCGTTGAAGAATATCGGGTAATCAGAAAGTAGAGGTAATTTAATGGCACAAAATAAACAAGAGATTTTTTCTTATGTACCCGCAGAAAAAACCGATGAAATTCCAAACGAAATGCCAGCAATCAAAGATAACCCAAAAAATTCGGTTACATTTGACACTAACATGTTAACACCATCACAGTTGGCAATTCTTGGACATATCAATTATGAGCGTAGACTCGCTCAAGCATTGGGAATACAGATAGGACAATCAGAAAGTAGAGAGAATAAAATGACATATCAATTAACAAGTCAAGACAAGCGCAGTATCGTACAGACCGCAGAACATACATATCAAAACTTTTTTGAGGATGACAACATTAAGGGTGCAAAGCCCTTACCGACAGACCTTTACAATATAGCTGAAAATGCTACTATTATTGAAGTTGAAAAAATGGATGCTTGGATAAGTGGTTCTGACGATGAACAAGGAGAGATTGAAATTTTGGTTAGGAATTACATTGACGGAATCCTTACGGATTGGTTCGATATAATTCCTGATATGTTTGGAAACTAAACTATTAAAATGCTTGACTTGACTTTTATGTTGTGATATAATATTATTATCAAATAAAAACAAGGAGATTGAAATGACACGCAAACTAATGGAAGCACTCAGAAAAGCATTCATGTCAAACTATCAAGCAGGCGCGGGAACCTATATCGACCTCGAACACGCGCACGCGTTGGACACACTGATTAAGGCAGACATTCAAAACGAGATTAACAAGGCTGGCGAGACCCTTAACGAGAAGTACGTCCCTAAAATGGCGTGGGAGGCTTAAAATGCCAGCACATAATATTGAATTAACGGATGAAGATATTATAAAAGAGTTTAAAGACGCCTGTTTAACTTGTGAGATGGATAAGGATGACGGTGGAAGAGAACTTATCAATTTAGGAAATTGTTTAGACTCTAAATATACCATGCAATTAGGCTGGAAAATCCAGGACTTTCAGGGCAAGTTNCTCAAAAATGGGGAGGTCATTGCCACCTATATCTAATTAATATTTCTATAGCTATTGAAGAGGTTAATATAACGTTAACCTCTTTTTAATTTGGATTTAACACTCATCGACTATAATTATATTATTCAATCATATAAAATAAAACAAGGAGACGACATGTTACAATTTGTTATGAAGGGTAAAATCGCAAAATATTTTGACTGGAATCAAAGGCAGGAATCACCTGAAATTTTTGATAATGCCTACAGCCACCAATTCATTTGCAAATTTTATGGTTGGAACGAAAAGTATTGTGGTTTCTATTCTTATGACCCAATCTTTAATAAGGTTGATACTATAAAATCCCAACCAGAAAAATGGATGAATGGCTTCGCCGTAAACTTTGCGGAGACTTTAGATTTTAATACTATTGCACCGCTTATTCATGTACGACCAGTGCTTAATCCTCTGGCAATGCGACCAGTGGAATCGGTTAGTAGTAAACACATTCGCCAATTGGAATCATGGGCTAAAGTTACCAGAAAAGAAATTGGCGATTATGGGAGTCAAGCCATTGGAGCACTTGGTACTGATTTGTATGAAGGTGTAGCAGATACGATTGAGTATGATTTGACGAATGTAATGGAAGGTATGATTTTAAAAAGTATTGTAAAAGATGGCGGTAATAATATCGTAAGATTATATGATGCCATTCGACTTTATACTTATTCATTTTTCAAATTAGATTTCAGTGATAATGCTCAGGCACTTTTGGATTTGTGGTACGACGGACTTGTACCTTCTTTTGACGGCATAACGTGGCGGTTACATAGTGGGTATGATGCTAAAATCGTCTACCGATGGATACCGGATTAATAGCAAAACTCAAAACCTCTTGACTTTATTTGGTAATGTGATATAATATTATTATCAAATAAAACAGGAGGTTTACTATGACACACGATATAAAAACTGGCGATCTCTTTAAAAGTTCGACCAGCGGAGATAAGTACGAAGTTATGAAAACAACCGATAAGACGGTTACACTTAGAAGTTTAGTCAATCCTTATTTCAGGGATTTTACCAAAAAAGTTAAATTCGGCTTTATGGATGAGGAATGGATTGAGATTGACAAATACGATAGCCTACACAGGATAAAAGGAGACTAAAATGGAAAACCCCATAGTTATTAACATTTTACAAAGAAATTTAGATATCAGAAAAAATCTCTCAGTATTATTTGACGAGACGACGGACTCACTGGAATACGGTTGGGGTCGCTGGCAAGACGAAAGAGAATATGAGGATATTAACGACTATGCCCAGCTATTTACGAAGGCAATCGAAAAGTCAGGATTTCAGCTTATCAAAATGACTAAGCGACCCTTTGGATTTATAGTTAAGCCTAAGCCCGAAGTCACAATCCAATATTATTGCAATGGCAGAAATGCTGGTTATAAGCAAATAGATAAATAAAGTCGAACTGGTGCTGATGAGACAGGTTAAACAGGAGATAAATAAAATGGAAAAATGTGGTAAAGATTTTTGGATAATGGATGAGGATACGAGTCTTCTTTATATAGCTGAGACTGGTGGTTATTACTTTTTATCAAGCGTTACGGGTAAAACAACCAAAGTTTACAAAAACATGAAAGAAGCAATAAATGACTACAACAACAAAAAACTTGTGTGGTTAAAATTGACAGACCCGTATACGCAATACGACCCCGATTGGGAAATAGAAGCCCTTTTAGATAAACTTGCTTATGAAACACAGGGAGATAACAATGGATAAGAAAATTTTGATGAAAATTGGACAAGCACTAAGAACCGCCGAAATAGCGGTTGAAGAAATGAAAAATGCCGTTCCATTTGATGAGAAAGACCCAGAGACGGTAGAATTTGCCGATGAATTAGCCATCGTAGATGGCGCACTGGTTGATTTTGACCGTTACCTTTCAAGTTTTTCGTTACCAAAATATAAACAATAAAAAGGAGACTAAGATGACTATACAAGAATTTTTAGATTGGATTGACGGATGTGGAATTATTTTCACAGATAAAGACCTCGTAGCAGAGGAATTGAGAGATTATGGCATATTACTAACTGATATGATTACCATTTCTAAACCGAACGGAGAAATTCTATTAGGCGGAGCACAATTTCAAAAATGGTTAGACAATCAAGACGAAAGCTGTTAGGAGATAATTAAGATGACAAAATATTGGGTAAGTATGGTTAAATATGCTGGCTTCTACGTGGAAGCCGATACTGAGGAAGAGGCTGAGGAAAAAGCCGAATATGTGCCAGAATCAGAATTTGAGTTCAGCGCGATGCAAGACGGTGGAGGGTGGGAAGTTTCATCTGTTACACCAGACTCAGAGATTGATTAGCCTCTTGACAAAATAAATCAAATCGATTATAATGTTTAAGTAGTTAGGAACGGGGAGGCAAGCATATAAGTTTGAGGTTGGCTCATTCCCCCCTTGCTGAAAAGTCCTAACTACCATTAAAAACTTTGTGTGGTTGCTGGAGTGGTTAATCAGCCCTCGCTGTAAACGAGGTGACTTCGGTCTTCGGAAGTTCGAATCTTTCACCGCACACAAAAGGGAAGTAGGCTGGCAACCGTAGGGTAATCCTGTAGGCAGGAGATGGTGGTGCAACTCCACGCTAGCTGAAACCCTTCCGTTTGACTTATAATTTTTGGGAGGTCGGGCTAAAACCCCATCCTTTAAAGAGTATCTCAACGAAACTTAGGCACATGACCATGAAACGTACTAAGCGGATTAATCCGTAAACGGCTAAATAAGCGTGTGGGCTTGCATAAATAAGTGTGATGGAGTTTCTGAGAAAGTTTCATAGGACAGTGGCTGAGGAGGCAAGCATAAACCAACAGCACTATACCTTAAGGTCGTCTGATGAAATTAAAGAGATTTTGGCTGAGAAGCACACCAATTCGATGCCCCTGTTAATTCTCGGAGGCCGTTGACATCCTTCGAGAATTATAGGGGATTTTTGTACCAAATTGTTACATTCAAAAAGGATAAACAAAGGAGTATACAATGAATGTTAGAGATACCAAAGAGTACAAGGAAATGACACAAAGCCGGATGGGTCAGCTTACCTACATGGAAGCCGACTCAGAGGTAGAGCAATTGGCATTCTGGCAGTATATTGTAGACACCAGAGCCTACCAATGGTTTGTATATATATTCTTTTAAAGATACTGATTAAAGAATAAAGATTAAAGATTAAACTTGCAGGAGTATTTTTATTTGTTTTAACTTGCAATGTGTGATCTTTTATGTTATAATCTTTTTATCAAACAATACAAGGAGATAGAAATGAAAAACATTAATCCGAAAAATATGGGACTTAAGTCCTATAAGACCCAAATCAGCGTGGTTGGTAATAAGACCGAAATTCGTTATCAAGGCAACTTGATCGCCACATATGATAATCGATTTTTGACCATTGATAATTGTGGCTGGAAGTCCAAAACAACCAAAGAACGACTTAATATAATTTTGGACTACTACAATATTGATTTTAGTATTATCCAACGTGATTGGAAATGGTATCTCATTAACGACAAAACCAAAACAGGAGAAAGGTTCTTTGGAACAGCTCGATTTTTAGATGGGAAATTGGTAAGCCCGTAAAATAGAAAATACCCGAAAGGGTATTTTTTTTTATTAAATATTTTTGGTTATTAAATATTTGTGGTTATCAATTTTTTCTGGTTATTAATTTTGGTTATCAGTTTTTATGGTTATGAATATTTAGTTATCCAATAATCTTGGTTACAAAATATTTATGGTTAATAATTTTGGTTATGAAATATTTTTGGTTACAAATATAGATTTTTGGTTATCAAATATTTCTGGTTATATTTTTTTGGTTATAAATTTTTGGTTATGAAAAACGATATAAAATTGCATACCTGACTGCAATTTTGGCTTAATTGCATATGCGTGCATATGTAATACACTTGATTTGAGATATATAATCATTATTTAATACTTGACAATCATATAGGATTAGAGTATAATGATTGAAACATTGAGCACCATCACAACGATAAGGAACAACAAAAAATGATTAATAGAATCTTACACTTTTCAGCCAAAAATTGTCCAACAAGTTGGGTGGTTGTCAAATGGCTTTTAACTGATAAGGCACTGAATAAGATGATGCGGAAATATCTGGAGAAAAACAGTTATCCATGTTATTATGATTTTTTGATGGACTACGAATTAGAGGGGATTTTAACACCAGATGACCAATTATTTGATGCAGCAGGAATTAACTTTGATGAAATCGATGATATGTTTGAATCAATAAAAAGGATTTTACATCTATAAAATGCCCCTTTTATCTTGTTTTTTGCTCGTTTTGGGGCTTATTTCATGGATATTTGCTGGAATAAATAAATAACATTTAATTCAAAATAATACGTCTGGGCTAAGATTGCTGATGTATTTTTTTGTGCTAAATTATAATATGATTTGGATTTATATATTCTTATCTGTTTGGGCAAAAATTCCACGTGATCCAGAAATAATTTTGTGTTATAGCATTTATTTTAAGATAATCCAATTTTGCTTGGGTGTTATAGCGGATTCCTGTACAAATTTATTTGTTATATGCAAAGGTTCGTTGAATCCAGAACAGAACCGGTGTTATACGCGGAGTTCGATACTTTCACTGATGTTATATGAAACTTTTGGGAGTCCCTACAGCTTGCGGTGTTAAGTATACGTAATTCCTGATAATTGAAGTATACCACATTGGCACGAATCTTGCAAGGTTTGGCACGATTCTTGTACAACACGGGCCCGTGAAAAATTTTATATCATATATCTTATTTGGCACGATTCTTGCAACGATCTCAGATCTGAAATCCTGGCACGATTCTTGCAACGCAGCTGGCCGCCTGGTGGCACGATTCTTGCAACCAACAGCCACCTGGGAAATAATTAATATATAAATAGTATTAATTCAATTAAGATAATAATTGTCATATATGAACCAGTCAGATAATATATCAATTAATATAAATTTAGTCGTGTATTAGGCCATACCAAGACAAATTAATTTTAATTATTATGATAATTATTAAACTTATTAAAAAAATCAGGATCAGGAAATTAATTTTAATTATTATTATAATTATTAATAATATTAAAAATATCAGATCCGTGATTAATTTTAATAATTATGATATTTATTAATAATATTAAAAAATTTCAGGATCAGGAAATTAATTTTAATAATTATGATATTTATTAATAATATTAAAGTTTTAAAGCAGCCATTATTTTAATTATTATAATATTTATTAAAAGAATGTAATTATTTTAGGATCAGATTATTTTAATTATTATTATATTTATTAATAATATTAAAATCTTGATTCTCCATCGAGGAAGATTTATAAAATTATCAAATTTCAACGAGCAAATCGCCCAAATTCAATAAAATTTTACAATAATGAGTCGTTATATCACTTAACAGAGAATCGCGATTTTAAGCCTATTTTAAGCCACCTGGAGGGTTTTAGCCTATTCTATCATTATAAGTAGACTAATTAAACCATTTAAAACCAATGTATTTTATATTATTATGATATTTATTAAAATAATAATAGAAAAGTAGCCAGGGAGTATATATATCAATTAATATAAATTTAGTCATGTATCACCTGGACCGCAAATATTTTATATTATTATGATAATTATTAAATTAAGGCCTCCGCTGGAGGCTGAACACTGGTAAACCTCGAACACTGGTAAACCTCGAACACTGGTAAACCTCGAACACTGGTAAACCTCGAACACTGGTAAACCTCGAACACTGGTAAACCGCTTAAAACCGTTAAAATATCAACGAGGAAAAAACATTATACAACGAGGGAAAAAGACCTTGACTCTGTTATAATTATGTATTGACGGAATCCTCCGCCAAACCGCTTCAAGAAAGGAAGCCAAAAAATGAAAGCCCAAATGTTTGCAGTGAAAAATTTTATCAGTGAAGAAATTGTACCGATCCCCGTCGAGGCAAACCGCCGATCCTTCGGAATGCCCTCCACCGCAGAAACAACCCCGCTTGAAATAATCGAACCGCTTGAAGACCAGATGGTAATACTCTCCGCGGAACTTGAAAAATTATCTTCCCAATGGCAAATTTTAGACGCCAAACGCCACTATGAACTAATTATGAACTTCAAATCCCACCTACTAAACCAGAACTATTAAACCAGAAAAGAGACAAAAAACATGGAGAACCAAGCATTAAAGACGTTATCAAGTATCAAGGTTTGGAACATCGAGGTAAGCGATTATCAGGTAAGAATCGCCCTCTCCAATGCCACTAATATTTTAATCACCATGGAGGCAGAATGCTCCGAAGATTTGTATTTTAAGACCGACGACGATTTAAGACCAAGCGGTAAAGGAAGACTAATTGACATTGAACTAAGTGAAGGAAGCCGATCCTATAAAGACGAAGACGAAGACGAAGACGATTTTAATGAATCCAACCGAAATATTTTAGACTCCGCCTTCCTCCGAATAATCACCGACGAAGAGACGTTCACAATTTGCGCTTATAACGCCCATAATGGATATTATGAAGGTTTTAAAATCCACTGCGCAATCGAACATTTGACGCTGGAGGCATGGAGGCAAATTAATGATCCAACCCCAGAAACCGCCGACCCCGACCAATTAACGCCAAGTGAAACCAGCCTATTAACCGAAGCTTGCTTAATGGCAAAAGAGATTACAAGAAACACATCAACCCCTACCATCCTTGAGATTAAGACCAGTAAAGAAGATGGTTTAATATCAAAAATTTTAGTACACCCAAGCGAATCGGTTTTAGACCTTAATAATATCCAGCGCCACCAAAGACTCATGAAGTATTATGATGAAAGGTAAAAACATGGAAACCCAAATTTTGAAGACTCAGGAAATATCAGGAAAAACTGGAGCGTATAATTTTATCGAACCAGAGCCAACCGTTGATTATTTGACCGAAAAAATTGTAATGGCAATCCGCGAAAGTATTTTAGACTCCGATGTATTGAACTATTATGCACTCCGAGACCTGATTAAAATCACCGGAATCACCGATGAAGAAGGTAAACCCAAGTTCTTCAAGCGTTTGCAAAAAGCCTATAAAGCCTCCACTGGAAATAAGCTTCCAGAGGAATTTGGAGGAATCGTTGGAAACGCCTATAAACAAGCCACCACGAGAGTCACCGTCCCACTATGGTATCAAGTTGAGAACGATATCCAGAACATCGGAGGAGGCTTCGGCAATAATGGGAGCTGTTGGTTTGGCTATGATGCATGTTATTGTCACGCTCCAAGAATTTTAGAAGGAAGTGATGGAGTCGGAATCCTAATTTATAACAATCAGCGCCAAGACCATGAAGACGGAATCGGAAGAATTTGGGGTGTAAACACTCCGGAAGGTATCGCTTATTTTAACCCGTATATTGACTTATACGGAAGCGGAATCAGCAGAAACAAAGTAGACGACATTAAATGGGAGATATTCCAAGACCTAATAGCAACCGAATTAATGAGTCTCAAAAAAACCGCAAGAGACGAATATCAAAACCTTGACGGCAAAAAATTTGTGGTTATGGAAACCAACCTCGATGGGAGCCGTATATATGTAAACAATAATCGAGGAGCGATTATCACCGACAAGCCCGAAGAAGTATCAAGCTGTTATCACCCATTCGAAGACTCCGATTATTCATATCTCACTTGCCAGCAGTGCGGAAAAGATGTAGATGAAGATGAAGCCGTATATAATGAAGACGGAGAACCTTATTGCGAATCATGCTACGAAGAAATCTTCGAACACTGCGAACACTGCGAGACGGAGATAATTAAACGATATGCCAACCAGACTGAAGAAGGCTTCATTTGTGAAGATTGTACCAGCGAGCATTATACGCAATGCTCCGAATGCAATGTATTTTACAAGAATGAAGACATCGAAGAGACCTCCAGCGGAGAAGCCGTTTGTCCAACATGCCAAGAAAGATACTTCTATACATGCGAAGAATGCGGAGCAATTGAAAGAAACACGAAGGCTAATATAATCCAACATGCCAACTATACAGACTCGGTTTGTGATGAATGCCTTGAAGAGTACACAACCGAAGAAGAAAAATTAACCTTAATAGCTGGAGTAATCTCCAAGATAATTGAAGACCAAAAGACCTCCAATTATAAAATGAATATCAGATTTGAAGGAAGCTTCCAGACAATTGACCGAAGCGGAAAATATTATAAAGACCAAGATATAACCGACATAATCGAAAACTGGAGAAGGAACAATCGAGAAGTAGAAGTTATCAGCATAACCAAAGGTTTTAAAATCATAACTGATAAATTTATAAGAGACCCAAACTGGAGGCTAATAGAAGTTGAAGTAAACTAAACTTAAACCACTGTTATACCAGCTGGAGGATTTTACCGCCTCCAGCTGTTATGCTTTAAAAAAGTGAGGCACCAGAGTCAGCGCGTTAAATTGTATTTTAGCTGATTAGAATTTTAAAACGCTTGAATTTTAACGCTTTAATCAGCCAACGAATTTTAACGAACCTTGCCAGCTTATACCGCCCCACCTTGCCATAATACTATATTATAGCAAGAAAAAACGCCAATACCCCCATTTTACACGCCAAAACCCACCAAAAAATCCGCGCCCAATAAAGCACATTTATTCACCCAATACCAATTTTTCAAATCCAAAACCCAATCAAAACTTTTTTTAATTTTTTTATCTTTTTTATCATATTTATCATATAAACTACTTCCTTATTTTACACGAACTCTACTGATACCCTTTTGACACCATCCCCCACAAATCCCCACTTCTATACACTAATTTTCCAGGATATACCTTGCACCTTTCTTTAAGCATCCTAATCGCTTTTGTGATATAATAGCCATGTTTTCAACATGCAATCACATATTTTATTTTTACTACTTGACAACCCCTAAAATCTCTGCTATAATCTACCCATAAGGATAGAATAATGAGAAATGAAATTATAGAAAAAAATGAGACCGTCATAATGAAAGGTGCAGGTACTACTATGACCAATAGCTATCGTGGAATGTATGCCCGTTTAATAGCACCATTCAGTTCTCAATTTGCAGGTGTAATAGATGGCAAACGTATTGTTTTTCAAACATGGGAAATTCTGTTGAGCACCGGTGAGAAAACTCTTGCACGTATGATTACTACATGGTTGGATTAGAATGATAATACGAAACGAAATTCTAGAACCCAATCAAGTAATCTTTCTGAAATCTCCATATACCTGTACACCTTATAACAGGAATCATGCTGGAGAATGTGTAACCTTAATAGCCCCGCTTACTACTCGGATAGACACCCTTGCTGATGGGTTAGCTCAAGTTCAAACCTGGGAAGTCAGATTGGCTA